TGCGGCCGAGCACGTCCAGGTCGTTGCCGAGCTGCCCGGCCTGAACCCCCATCGCCTTGTACGCGGCCGTGGTCGCCGCCACCTGGACCTTGATGATGTCCCAGGCCGCCTTGCTCTTATCGAGGAGCTGGGACGTGGTGATGCCGGCCAGGTTCAGCACGCCGAGGGCCTGGGCCTGCCCGCCGTATTCCTTCGACAGCCGGCCGACCCGGGTGGACACGAGCTGATACTGCTGGCCGAGCTGGGAGTGGGCGGTCTGGAGCGTGCGGACCACATCTTGCTGCGCCCGGTAGGCCGCCGTGACCGAGCGGGTGACTTCGCCGCTCTTGAAGTTGACGCTGTTGGTGTACTGCTGGGTGTGCGCCAGCTTGGCCTGGGCTTCCGTCAGGTTGGCGGCTACCTGCGACTGGGCCGACCCGATGGAGTCGAGCAGGTTGGGGAGCCGGGCGTTCTGGATGGACTTCTGGAGGCCGTCCACGAAGTCCTGGGCGGAATTGTGCGCGTTCCGGAACACGAATATCAGCCCTGTGATGGCCGCTGCGGCCAGGGTGATCCAGACCATGATCGGCACCCGGGACAGGATGAGCATGGCGTCGCTCAGCAGCCCTGTGGCCGCCGCCGCCACGCCCTCGGAGGCGGCCATGCCCAGCATCACGCCCGTGTAGGTGATGAGGTTGGCGATCCCGCCGGCGATGGCGGTGGCGAAGGTCTTGAGTGAGGTCAGGCCGACCAGGGTGACGGCCTTATTGAAGTTGAAGAAGGCGCCGGTCAGCTTGACCAGGCCGCCGACCATGGCCAGGAACAGGGTGACTGCCGTGCCGCCGTAGATGAAGAACCCGTGCAGGAGGAGGCCGAAGGCGATGACCGGCTCGGCCGCCTGGGTGAACGCCTCGATGACCCTGGTCATCCAGTCGCCCACCTTGAGCAGGATCTCCGCGTAGCCGGGGACGGCCCGGAAGACGGCGCCGAAGATGCCGCCGAAGTTGCCGATGGAGTCACCGAGCAGCCGCACGTCATCGACGGCGTTCTCCATGAACTTGTTAACCCCGGAGCCCGTGGTGACCGCGACGACGAACCGGGCGGCGAGCTGGTCCAGCACCTTGCCGGTCTGGGTGGCGACGGTGTTGAACGCCCCGCCCCGCTTGTTCATGAGGACCAGGGCGTCACCGAAAAGCTGGTACACCTCGGGCCGGACGGAATCCCGGAGCTTGTCGAATCCGTGCGAGAGCTGGGGAAGGGTCCGGCCGGTAGCTGCTGCCTCAACCTGGACGGCCTTCATCCGGTTATAGATTTCCTTGGCCGCCTCGGACCCTGCGACGCCGAAGGCGGTTACCGCGATGATGGCCGGGGTCCACACGGCCACCGTCTCGATCACCGCGTCGGCCAGCAGGTGCCATACCGCCACCGAGGTAAACATCTTGGGCAGCACGCGGTTGAGCGCCCCGCCGAACAGGGTGAGGTGGCCGGTGAGCAGGCGCCAGCCGGCGGCCGAGGCCGTGGATGCCCGGTTCGCGCTGGCGAAGAACACGTTCATCGCCGTCTCGGCGACCGGGAGTTCCTTCTTGCCCAGCTCGCCTACGGTGTGCTCGATCCCGAGCAGGGCGGCCTCGGCCGCGAGCAGCTTGCCCATGTCGATGTTGGCGCCGAGGCGGATGTCTTCCGCCTCCTGTTTCAGCCGCTTGACCTCGGCCTCGGACGCGGCGATCTGGGCGGTAAACGCCTTCCTGTCAGCATTGATCCGGACCGCGTTGGCGTTGGCCTTGAGGACTTTCAGCCTGGCTTCGATCGCGACGATGTTGGCCGCCGCCCGCTTGGAGTCGACTCCGGCGGGCATGTCCTTCAGGTCTTCGCGCAGGTGCGCTACGCGGGCGTTCAGGTCCGCGATCTGCGCGGCGGCCTTGGCGTCGTCGGCGTTGAGCGACAGCTTGCTCATCTTCTGCCGGAGGTCGGCGATCTGGGCCTGCTCCCTCGCGATGGCCGCGTCGATCTTCTTGGTATCGCCTCCCATCGTGAGGTTCGCCATCTGCCTGGCGAGAGTGGCCAGCCGGGCCTGGACCCGGGTGATGTTTGCCTCGGCCGGCTTGCTGTCCGCGTCGATCCGCAGCTCGGTCAGGCGGCCGGACATCGACTTGATCCGGGCCTGGAGGCTGGTCAGGGCGAGGTTGGCTTCCTTGGTATTGATCCCGAGCATGACGTTGGGCCGGAACCCGGCGAGCTGCTTGCGGAGCTGGACGTCAGCGAGCTGCCGGAAACCGGTGGAGTCCGGGTTGATGACGACGAAGACATCGCCGATGACCCTGCCGGTCGCCATCGGGTCAGCCTCCCGCCGCCATCAGAAGATCCCCGCGATGGAGTCCAGGCCGGTGGTCAGGAACGGGTACCGGTCGTCCATCTGCCGGGCCGGGTACTCCAGGAAGATGCCGGGTGACCCGGGCGCGTTGGCGCCGCCGTACAGGCTCCCGGTGATCGTGCCCCGCCCCAGGTGCGGCCGGATGAGGGCCTTGGTGTAGCCGGGCGGGTGCGCGGTCGAACCCCGCCCGGCCCGGCGGCGGCGGTCCCGGGTCAGCGGGTCGCGGACGCGGACGACGGACCGGGCGACGTCGGCCACCTGGACGGACAGGTCCAGGAGCAGCTTCCCGACCGGTCCTTCCGGGGATTTCAGCAGCTCGTCCAGCGTCCTGTCGTCCCAGCGGATCTCGCCTGCGGTCGTCATCGGATCTCCTCGTCCCGCTGCATCCACCCGGGGATGCCGGTGTCGTGCGCCTCTACCGGGGCATCCGGGTTGTCGAACGTCATCCCCGTGGCTTCCTGGTGCTCTCTCAGCGCCTCCAGCGCCTCCTCGGCCGGGTCATCGGCCATCCCGATGGCGATGTCCAGTTGCGCGATCTCGTCATCGCCGAGCCCCTCGGCCCGGATCGAGTAGGCGACGTTGCACAGTTGCCTCGGCGTTAGCGCCTCGATCCCCTGGCCCGACGACCGGAGGAGCGAACCGTCGAGCCGCCCGAGGTGCGTCGTTGCCCAGGTGAGGAGCCAGAGGACGGCTTTGTAGGGCGGCCGGCCATCAGCTCCATCGTGGCGGTGATGACGTCCATCAGGTCTTCGGCGCCGGCCCGCGTCTCCATGGCGTGGTTCTCGAACTGACCCCAGTCGCCCGGGTCGTAATCCGCGCATTCCGTCTCGTCCGGGGTGCTGACCTTGCAGGCCGGCCGGTCGTCTTCGGGCACGTCCTCCATCCCGGCGGCGATCTCGCAGGCCGTGCACTCACCGCAGCGCTCCGGGGCACAGGACTCACAGGTCCCGCATCCGGGGCTGCCGGGGTAGATGCAGTCCCGGAGCATGGCGTACATCGCGGCCAGGGCCTTGGGGTCCTGGATGGACAGGTCCGCGTACATGGAGAACTTGAGCAGCGGCATCGCGCCGATCTTGTCCGCGACCCGGAACTTCCTGCCCAGGAACTCCACGGTGCGCCGGTCATCGACCACCGTCCCGTGGACTACGGCCAGGCTTTCTCGGCCTCCTCGCGCGGGTCGGGGAGCGGTGCGACGCCGGCCACGGCGCCCTGCATCCTGGCCAGTTCCGCGTCCATGTCGATGTCCAGGCCGGCTTCTTCTTGCTGCATGGTGATCCTCCTCGTGGTGCCTGCGGGCGCGTGCGGGTGAAGTCGGCCAGGGCACCGCACCCGCCCGGTGCCCTGGCCGGGTCCTGGGGTCAGGTACCGGGCAGGCCGTAGGTCGGATACCGGCTAATGCGCGAGGCGGCATTCCATGTGCTCTTCAAAGACACCGCTGCGGAGACACCGCCCGCGAGCGAGTAGTCCGGCAAGATCGTCCCGAAGAAGTACTGCGGGACCGGGGACATCTGGGCTGCCAGGTTGGACGGGTACAAATAGAAGTTGCGGGGAAGGCCGTCTGTGGCGGCTACGTACGTCTGGGCAGTAGCGGTGTCATAGAAGCCCGTGAAGTCTCCCGAGGCGTCAGGGAGACCCGCGACGTAGATGAGGTTCGTGTCAAGCATGGCCGTGACTTCGACCTTGTTGACCGAGAAGTTGATCGACCAGTCCGACAGGAAGGCCATGGGGGAGGCGGTCGGGTTCGGGCCGCCCGCGCCGTCAACGGAAACGTACGCGACTCCGTTACGGCCGTGGATGCGAGACACAGAGAGTGCTCCTTCACAGATCGTGAACAGGAGCCGGCCCTGCATCCATACGAGCGGCGGTAGCTATGCGCTCCGGCAGTAACTTACGCACCAGGCTAGCGGGACAGTTCATGAACTCGCGATACCCTGGCCGCAGAGGCCCGGCCCGTGCCGGGAGCCGCCTGTCCCGTTCTCGTGGTCCGGGGCAGTCAGCTCGTCTTTGGACGGTCGGCACGGTACGGGTCTCAACTGTGGACGAGGAGCGATGGCTTCCGGTACCCGGTTACGCGGGCTTCTACGAGGTGTCTGACCTGGGCAACGTCTGCTCGCTGGCCCGCGCCGCCACGGCCGGAGGGCCGCTCGCCATACAGCTCAACAGCAAGGGCTACCGGGTGGTCACCCTGTCTAAGTACGGCCGTTGCCGCACGGTTCCGGTCGGCAGGATGGTACTGGCCGCATTCCGTGGCCCGGCCAACGGGCGGCGAGCCCGGCACGGGGCGAAGGGCCGGGGTGACGACAGCCTGCCCAACCTAGAATGGCGGTTATGTCCCCGGCAGAGCTGTGCGTCGTCCTGGACGAGTGGGTCCGGCCCGGCTCCCCCGCATCGGCTTCCTCGCCGGTTACCTGGACTGAGTACTGCTACAAGGTCTACGCGGCCACCCCGCCCTGGGAGCGTAACCGGTGGGTCATGAACCTGCCCTCGTACCTGGGCCTCCGGGCCGAGATCCCCCTGGCTGGCCGGGTAACGGTCCTGGATGACCTGTTCGGCATCCCCCTTGAGATCCGCGACAGCGGCGGGCTGCCGCACCTAGAATGACGCCATGCGGCTGCGCGTCGTCATGGACGACTGGACCCGGCCGGCTCCCGGCACGATGGAGATCGACTCCGGGGCCGGCACTATCCGGATCTGGCTCCGCGAGGGCGAGTTCGTCATCCCCCGGGGCGCGATGACCGTCGAGGAGATGATCACGGTTACCGAGCTGGCCCGGAACGGGATGCTGAACGCAGCCGCCCCTGGCGGGATCACCCTCCGGAATGGCAACATGTTCCAGATCGCACCCGGGGCAATCACGATCACCCTGGCATGAGCATCCCGATGGCCGTCGTCCTGGATGACTGGTGCTGTAAGCCCGGTACCCGGACCGCCTGGGCGAGAGTGGTGTCCGGCTGCATCCAGGTCACGGCCGACACCGCGCTGCTCAGTGACCAGCTCATCCAGCTCACCCGGTTTTTCGCGGATGCGGGAACCCCGGACCCGGAAATGCTGATAGCCCTGGAGCCGGACCGGGACTAGGGCCAGGCCGGCCGGAGGGAGACTGATCCCGGCCGGCCTGGCGGCAGAGATCAGGCGCCGGACGGCGGGGCGTCAGCGGCAGCGTCAGCCTCGGCCTCGGTGCGGAGCGCGTCCATGTCAGCCTGAGCCTTAGCCAGGGCGTCCATGGTGGCCTGGGAAAGATTCCCGGCCGCGACCTCGGCCTGGAGGGCTTCCACGAGGCCCTGGATGCTGCGCAGGGCGGTCAGCACGGCCACCTCGTCAGCTTCGATCCGGGCAGCGGCAGCGGCGACAGAGGCATCCTGGGACATGAGGATATCGACTCTCCTAGAAAGGTCTGCCACGGCGGTCGTGAGAGCGGCCTGACCGGACAGGAGCTGGTTCAGGGTCGACTGCCTCGCGATGTCCGTCGCAACCTGGATCAGCGGCGGCAGCGGCTCAGTCACGGAACCCAGTATGTCACGCGGCGATGCGGTAGCCTGGGCCGTGGTTACCTTGAGTTGGTGCCCCTGCCCGGGATGTCGGCCCGTGAGCAGGGGCACCGTCATCTACAGCTTCTCCGCTAGCTCCAGGAACCGCCGCGCGTTAGCGTCGAACGTGCGTCCCGCGATGGCCGCCCGCGCCTTGGCCGCCAGCTCCTCGCGTTCCCGGTCGTGCGCCAGCCACCACCGGAGCTGATCGCTGGCGTCCTCCGGCCCGGTGAAGGCGGGCAGCATAGGGAACGTCTCGTCGCTCTCCGGCCTCGGATCGCGCAGGAAAAACAGCTCGCAGGCCGCCATCTCCACCTCCCTCGGCCCCATCGAGACACCCTGGACGGACCCCTCTTCGGCCTCGCGCCGGTAGAAGTTGATGCCCGTCTTGCTGTTCCGGTAGAGCCCGGCCGCCTGCGGGTTGTCCACGCAGTCCGGAGCGCCCTGGATGGTCCCGACATACGGGATGAGGGGAGAGTCCGGTTCCAGGCTGCCCCAGTCGGCGCCGCCGATCAGGACGTCGATCCCGTCCAGCCTCATCGCCTCGAAGAACTGCTTGCGCGAGTTGAACGCCGAGCCGATGAACACGAAGTCGGAGGCAAGCTCCGGGTCACGCGGCCCGGTCCGGGGGTAGTGGACGTCCGGCCTGTAGGCGTGCGGCATGTACTCGCACGGCCCGAACTTGCTGAACTGCGGCAGGCTCGCCGCGTCGTTGAGCAGGTTCAGGCTGGCGAACGCGCCGCGCACCGCCTGCTCGGAATCCTGGTACGGGCATTCCGTGTGCAGGATGACGACCTTCGGTGCCAGCCTGCTCTGGCGCAGCAGCCGGAGCGTGTCGGCGCTGGCGAAGAACGCGCTGATGAACAGCACGACGTCCGGTTCCATCCAGAGCACCTGGTGCGAGAGGCCCTGCATCGCGGCCCACCAGGCTTCTTCCCGGGTCATGGCCGACTTGACGATCGGGTGGTCCTCTTCGTCCTTAGTTCCGGTATCGATCAGGGCCATGTTGTAAAAAATCAAACGATCATTCAAATTATAGCCCGCTACCTGGCATCCTAGCTTAGCCAGCGCGTCCATCCAGCCCGCGTAGACGTCATGAACACTAAAATCCGGGCCAGGGTGAACAACTAGAATACGCACTCGAACACCACCTCCCTTCGCGGGTAGAAGGAAGACCGGCTCCCGGAGGCCGCGACCATGGCGTCTAGCCGGTACATCCGCCACAAGGGCATCTCGCTGGTCTTCCGGTCCGGCTCTGGCGGGGGCGGGGTCGCCCAGTCGTCCACGACGACGGTCAGCAGGTGGCCGGAGCCGGCGCCAGGATATTCCGGTCGGCCGGAACGTTCAGGTGTCATATCGTCTCGGCTTCCGCGACCGTCTCCGGGATCTTGTCCGCCCACCGGATGTCCGCCCCGCCACTCAGGACCGGCAGGATCTCCAGCACCCGCGTGTCGGCATACCGCTCGATGTAGATGGTCACGGCGCTGCGCACGTCGATGTCGATGATCACGCGGCGCACGTAGTCGCCGTCGCGGACGATCCCGGAGTCCCGCAGCGCTTCCCAGAGCCCTTCCGACCGGCCGTGTATCCGCTGCGGCTTTTCTCTCTCCTCCATCAGCGGTAGCCCTTGGCCGTGCCCCAGGCCCGGAGATCCCGGGCGATGGCCCTGGCCGCCCCGGCGTGATGCTCGTCCGTCCAGGCCCGGGTCTGCCGGTAGAGCGTCAGGTCCGCGTCATCAGCCGGCGGCTGCGGGGGCTGCGGCTGCGGGGGCTGGGCGTCCAGCGGGAGCGAGACGGTACCGTCGCCCTGCTCGCCCAGCAGGCGGCCGAGGGTGTCCCAGGAGTAGGCGAAGGTGCCGTTCTTGCCCCAGCCGGTTCCCCAGGAGTTGTCGAAGAACACGAGCTGCTGGCCGGTGTCCTTGCCCCGGCACAGGTACTCGTGGCCGCCCCGGACCGAGGCGCCGGCGCTGATGGTGACGAGGCCGCTGCTGTCCGGCTGGTCCATCGAGTCGTACCAGTTAGACCCGATGCAGACCGGGTGCTCCTCCAGCGCGTCCAGGACCGCCTCCAGGCTCAGGCAGTGCAGGTAACCGGAGATCAGGCCCAGGTTCTTCGCCGCCTTGGCCGCGCTCGGGCCGGAGGACCCGTTGTCGTTCGGCGGGTAGGGGCCGTCCCCGTCGATGGTCTCGGCGGCCGAGTAGATCCGCACGGCCAGGGCCTCGTCCAGGGCCGGATGGGAGACGGGGAGGGCGGCGTAACACGGGTCGCATTCCAGGGCGCCTGTCTCGGCATTCCCGGTGCAGCTCCCGATCTCGCCCTGGTCCAGGATGTCGCCGTGGCGGGTCCACATCTGGCTGGTCAGCGTGCGGTCTTCCCGGGGTGTCCACGGGTAGGCCAGGTTCCGGCTGTCGTGGTAGACGTTCCGGCCCAGGGCCATCCCGGGCAGGTGGTTCTGGTCGATCCGCTGCGCAGTCACAGTCCAGGTGTCAGTCATTTACATGCCTCCTGCGATGACGTTGATGCGGGCACCGAAGTAGGTGACGCCGCCGTAATCCAGGCGGCCGTACTGGGTGACCGTCTGGGCCTGGATGAAGTCGATGAGGCCGCCGAGAGTGGGGTCCGCCTCGATCGCGTTGGGAACCGATGCCGCCGCGTCCGCATCCTCGCCGACGCCCAGGTAGGCATCGAGCGCCCGCTGGGTGGAGTCGACCGGGGCGCTGTCACTGATGATCACCAGGACGCCCAGGGAGAGGTTGACCGCGTTGCCTATCACCGGGCCGCCCATTACCGGGCCGTCCATGGTCACGCCGTAGGTGATGTAGGGGTTGCCGGGCAGGACGACCGCGCACGGCGGCGTGATCGAATCGCGGGCCTGGCCGTCCGCGCGGAGCCCGGTAAACGCGGTGATGTTCGCGGCAATCGCGTTCCGGATGGCGACCAGGTTAGCCACGGGTGCTCGCCCCCGTCCGCGAATGTCCCGGATCGTCCGGCCCTAGCTCCCAGGTCATCCACCCGGTATGCCGGAACCCGGCTCGTTTCATCTGGCGTACCTGCCATGGCCAGGAGATCCAGGTCCAGATATCCCAGATCGCGGTATACCACCAGGGGTGCAGCGGCGGTAGCGGGTCCTTAACCACGGGTGTCCGCCTTTGTCCACGTGTCCGGGATTGTCCGGATCTTCCTAACCTCGTCCAGGGCGCTTGCCGACGTAGAGATGGTGCTTCTCCTGGAGATGGCGGACGGTGATCTGCTTGCGCTGCACGTCCGGATGGTGCTTCCAGCACAGGTGCCGGACCACGCCGTTGTCTTCGAACCGGTGGCGGCCGAACCGCAGGCAATGCTCCACCTGGCAGTTGTTCCGTTTCCACTGCACGTACGGCGCAACCAGGATGGCAGCCAGCAGCGTGATGTCACCGACGAACCCGGACCAGAATAGGTACCACTCACCGGAGGCGTTATCGAGACCCAGGATGTGGAGGAGCTGGAGCCAGAGGTGGTGCACACGGGCACTCCGCGATCCCTGGCCCTGAAACCGGTCTCTCCGGATCGCTGCCGGGTATCAGGATAGCGGAGGGGGAGCGCGCCTGGCCGGCTGATCGCGCTCCTGCCCGGGATGGACTGTCCGGCTCCGCTGTCCGGGCGGCGGTGACTAGTACGCCCCTCCGGCGGCCAGGATACGTTCCGGTCGACCGGAATGTTACCCGGATCTCTCGCGGTAGGGGAGGTCGTGCGGCTCGCCGTACCACATGCAGCATCCGCCGTCTTTCCGGAGCAGAGCTTCGCAGTAGCGGCAGTGCGTGTCCCAGTACCGGGTTCCGGGGTCGTCAGCCATGTCCGGTCACAGGTTCAGGCAGCGGACGCCGCCGGCCGAGGAGGCCACGAGAATGCGGACCAGCTCGAACGTCTCCTGCTCAGTGAACCCGTTCTCCAGCCAGGCGGCCTTCCACTGGGCGTGCACGGAAGCCATGGCCCGGATAGCCCCGTCCACGTCGGGGGTGATGCCCTGGCTCGCGCGCAGGATGGCCTCCAGACCCGGGACCTCGGCGGCCGGGATTCCCTGCCCGCCGCACTGATTGCAGAGCTGGCCGGACGGGAACTGGTTTCCGCAGTTCGAGCACAGGTCCAGATCCGGCGGGTCTGACGGCTGTTTACTCACCGTCGTTCTCCCCAATCGAGTAGCCAAGCCTCTTCCGGCGCACCTGGCCAGGGTAGCTCCTGCCCCCAGCTCAGCACCCCGTCCGCCGTGGCCAGGACTGCGTGGTATCCGGCGGGCACGGCCAGCCCGTACAGCAGCCCGGGAACGGCCCGGTCCGGGGACGCATAGTGGAACGAATCCAGTATGCGTCCCGCGAATCCTTCCACGGCGATGAGTTCCAGCAGTTCAGGGAGGGTGGTTTCCCCGGACGATTTCGCGTGCAGGTCCAGGATGTCGTCCAGGGTGGCGGTTACCCCGGTCCAGTACTGGAGGGAGGCGGCGACGGCCACGGCTGCGCAGACGGGCAGCGAGTGAAGCCAGGGGGCCTCCGGGACCCCGGATGGCGGGTACGGCCAGGCCGGGTTCCCGGAGAATATCAGGCTAGCAGCCTTCGGCCTCCTGGCCGTGACCGGCGACACGTACCGCACGCCGTGCTTGCGGGCAGCCTTGGCGGCGCGGGCATGCACGAGGTTGTGCCGGGACGCGGCCCGCTGCCGGGCTGACCTCGGCAGGCCCTTCGCCACGGACCGGGCCTTCTTGAGATTGGCGCGGTCGGCGGCGAGCTGCTTCGGGGTGATGTGCGAGGCTGTCGCCTGCGCGGCCATAACCGCCCCCGTCCCCCGCGCGAGCCCGAGCCGGCCTTCGGGATGGTCACCGGGACCAGCGCGGAGCAGTTGACCGTGGTCAGGACGTACATCACACACCCACCTTCTGCTTGGGCCGGACGAACGCGCGCAGGTTCTCCACCAGCCAGGGGTTGGACTGGATGCGGACCACGCCGATATCGCTGACGCCGGCCACGCCGAAGGGCGCGTCCTTCATCTTGAATTCGTCGGCGGCCAGGATGCGGTTCGCCTCGGTGACCTGCCAGGGGACCGCCGTCCAGCCCCAGGTGGTGATGATCTGGACCCGGTTGAGCGGCGAGAACGGCCAGAGAAACGGGAGCGTCCTCCCGGACGTGATCACCCGCAGCTTCTCGTACGGCCGGATCACCCCGGTAGTGGAGGTGTTGAACCGGTGCTTCCCCCGGTAGAGCTGGTAATCGACGTCCTTGACCCAGGCCTGCTCGTAGATCCCGTCGCCGTCATAGTCGACGTTGACCGCGATCGTGGTGCCCGGCACGATGTCATCCACGGTCAGGTCATAAATGCCCTCTTCCGGGACGAACGTGCGCGTCTCGGTGACCCGGTTAAAATGCCTGCCGCAGTATTCATTCAGCCACCCTGCCGAGGCGGCGATCGAGGTCTGGAGTTCGTAGTCCTGGCTGGTGTCTGTCAGGGAGATCCCGAGCCGGCCCTTCATCTCCTCCAGGCCCACGTACCAGACCTGGGAGATATTGGCCGGGAGGACACGCCAGGTGACCGGCTGGACATCGGAGACGGCCCCGGTTCCGATCCACTCCCCGCCCCACAGGCCCAGCGCCGCTGCCTGGGCCGCCGAGCACGGCACGGCCAGGGTGTACTTCCCGGTGCTGACCTTGGCGATGTCGCTGGGCGAGGCGCCGGCGAACGTGTGGGTGACCGAGGTATTGGACGGGTCGGTGACGATGCACGAGACGGTGGTCGGGTCCGCCGGATTCCCGCCGGAGGTAAACGTGTTGGTGAGGAGAGCGACCTCGTTGGCGCTGTCGTAGAAGACGGTGGCGGTCACGGCGCAGGCTCCGGGACCGGGAGAACCGTGCCGTCGTCCAGCACCAGGTCGAACCCCGGCTGGCCCGCTTCCTGCGCGGAGATCTGCACGTCCGCCCCGTCCAGGATGGTGACCCAGGAACCGGTTTCGCGCCGCACGTACAGATTGCCGTACAGGGCCATCTGGATGATCGCCTCGGACAGGTAAGCGTCGTAATGAGCCGGGTTGGACGTATCGAAGGTTTTGGCCATCGGGCTCCTCGGGGCAGTGACCGGGGCGGCCCCGCACAGAGGTGGCTGGCCTGATCTCAGGATACGGCTGATGGTCCAGAATGAGAGGGTGGAGAGTACCTGGTCTGGCCGGAAGCCTAACCCGAGGTTCCCGGCCTGCGCGCAGGTAGCCCGCAGGCTGCTCGCTGAGGTGTGCGGCTGCCGGCCCGGGGACCAGATCCCGCCCGAAGAGGAGCTGCTGGCCAGGGCGGAGCAGGCAGCCGCCTGGGGGCAGGACTGGCCGGCTGACGGGGCTGATGCGATGAAGGCGCGGGTCGCGCTGAACATGGTCCGGGAGATCGGCGGGCTCTGACACCGGGCTGGTCAGGCGTAGACCGCCGCGTAGACCGCCGGGTAGACTCCGCCTCTGGTCAGGGTGACGTCATCCTCGGCCGCCCAGGTCACGGTGAGCGCCACGGCCGACCCGACGCCGCTGCCGAGCTGGTAGTCCGGCAGGACCGGGCCGGAGAAGAACGTCCCGGGGAAATCCCTGCTCGGGTAGAGGTACATGTTTCTCGGGAGTCCGTCCACGGCTGCGGCATACGACTGGGATGAGGCGGTGTCATAGAACCCGGAGAAGCTGCCGCTCACGTTCGTTATCCCTGTGCCGTGCACGATCTGGGTGTCCGTGATGACGGTGGCGTCGAAGATCTCCCGGGTGACGACGACCTCCCAGCCGGACAGGAAGGCTACCGGGCTGGCCGCGTCGCCGAAGTTGATGCCCAGGTAGGCGACCCCGCTGCGGCCGTGGATGCGCATGCGGTCCTCCTGCCTGGCTCAGCGGGGCCGCGCGGTTACGGTGTCACCGCGCCGAAGTACATGTTGGGCGTACTGGATACGCTTCCGGCGGTCACTGTTGACGGCAGCGTCGACTGCCCGGTGACGATCCCGGTGATCCGGGGGGCGGTCGCGGCCAGCACCGTAGAGCCGTTGTAGCCGACCAGGTTCGGCATCGCCGCAGCCGAGACCACCAGGAACCCGAATGCGTACCGCTGCCCGTCGATCTTGGTGAAGGGGGTGGTGACCGCCCGGGTGTAGGCGGTGAACGTGGACGCGAATAGCGTCGTGTCGCTGGCGCACTGCCCGAGCAGGGTCAGGTTCCCGTTCGCGGCAACGGAGTAAACGCCCATCGCGCAGTAGGTGGGCGTGGCGCCGGCTGCGGTGCTGGCCGTGTTCCCGATAATGTTATTGACCGTCTCGGTCTTGACAGCGGTCCAGTACGAAAGGGCCATCGTCTGGGAAACCAGCGCGGCGCCCGTTCCGACATTGAGCCGGGGTATGACGGTCTCGCCCGATGCCAGGTTCTGGGAATAGAGATAATCAGGCCCGTTATCCTGCTGGAGCGCATTGCCGTACCAGGTAGCCCCGTCGTAAGTCTCCAGCACGTAGACGTCCACCGCACCCGGTGTGGGGCTCATCACCGGGGTAATGCCGCCCGGCCACACGACGGTGCAGTTCGAGATGCTCGGGCTGCCCGTATTCGGCCATGTGACGGTGAACGGGCCGCCGGAGGCTGCCTGCTTGAGGACGATTGTCTTGCGCTGGGCGCCTGCCTGGGTCGATGCGGCGCTCGGGTTCAGGTTGACCGTGATGCTCTGCGTGAGGGTGAGGCTGAAAAAGTCCCCGTAGTTCACCTGGGTGTTGCCATTGGTGTTATTAAGCAGGCTCTTGCCGTAGATGACCGGGCCGACCACCGTGGGAGAGTAGAAGTTACCGCCGCCGCCCAGGTTCGCATCGCCCCGGATGACACCGGTAAACGTGAAAGCGCCGACGCCCCCGGCCGGAGTCCAGTTGCTGGTCGCGAATCCTATCGAACCCTGGGCGAAATCGAGGATGCCGTAGCAGCCGAGCAGCAAGTTGCCGCTCAGGTTTCCCCACACGATGGTCTGGGGGGCGTTGCTGCCGCCGCCGGTCGGGTTCAGTTCCGCCTGGACGTCCAGGTGGCAGCTAGTGATCTTGGCAGGTCCGCCTCCGTTCAGGTGCCCGACTGGTGTCGTCCCGGTGATCCGGACGACTGCGTTCGACTGCGGTGATGCGCTGCCCTGGAAGTTAGCCCGCATAGCCAGTTTGGAGTTATACAGGAACGCGCCATTCTGGATGACCAGGCCGTCCTGGCCGACACGCGACAGCATCTCTACCTGGAAGTCGCTGTACCCGAAGCTGTTCGTGGAGGTCGCCTGGGTAACCGTCCCGTTTCCGGTGCTGGTGGAGTTGATCGCCGCGCCGCCAGAGGTCGCGGAAAGCTGGAACGTGTTACCGGAAGCGTTGACGACAAAGTAACCGGTCCCGTTAGTGAACCCAGTCGGCGGGGTCCCCCCGGAGAGCACGACCTGGATGCCGTTGGCGAACGTCGGCGAGGCACAGGTGAATACTGCGGGCGAGGCATTTGTCGCGGTGTAGGAACCCCCTGCGGGTTCGGACACGCTGAATACCAGGTTCCTGGTCCCGTTGATGAGCCACAGGTACCCGTGGCACTCCTCCATCCAGCAGTACTGGTTGTCAAAAAGAACATTCACGGACCCCGTACCGGAGAAGTTCTGCACCGCGATACGCAGTTCGGTGGCACGCATGTCACCCATATGCAGCCCGCAGGCCCCCGCGCCCGCGCCTGACCCGTCGATCGTGAAGTCGTACAGCCCGCCACCGGTAATGAGCCCGGTCGTGTCAGTGTTGAAGACCCGGAAGGCGTCCCCGGACCCGGTGTAATTCCAGGCGGTCGCCCACCGGCCCGATCCCCGGATGGTCACGTACTTGCCGGTGATCGTGACCGTGCTGGTGGCTTTGTAAGCACCCGGCGGAATCCAGATGGTTCCGCCGGAGGCCGGGAGGGCGTTGACGGCGGCCTGGAGCGCGGCAGCGGAATCATTTACCCCGGCCGGGTCGGCGCCGCCCGCGAACGCGGCGTTGAGGACGTTGAGCCCGGCGCCCATCGCGGTCACCGCGTCGGTCACGGCGTTCATGTCGGCGGGCGGGTTGCCGGAGCCGATCGAGCGGGTGTCCGGCGGGAGCGTGTACTGGGGAGGCATGCCGGCCAGGTCCTCCGGGACTGGTCCCGGCAGCTCCCCTGCCTGCCGTGGCCGGGCCGTGCCTCACCAGCCAGGTTACTCTGGCGAGAGCTAGCTGACACCCGCCTGCGAGCCGGCTCCTGCTGTTACCGTCGCGGTACTCCCGTTCGCGGGGGAGATTACCGGCTCGGATGCCCCGGCTGCGCTGCCCGGGTAGGTGCTGCCGTATGCCGTGGTGTACGCGGTGACCTTGCCGCCTTCGGGGGATACCGTGCCGGATGTTCCCGCCAGCTCGCTGACGGCTGCCGCAGACTGCATCGGCTCGGTGACCGACCACCCGGTGCTGCCGCCCTTGACCTGGGGCGCGCGGCTCGTCCCGGACCCGGCCAGCGACCCGGTTCCGGCCAGGACGGCCATTGCTCGCTGAACAGCGGCGGCGGCCAGTGATCCGGTTCCGGCCAGGGCGGTGGCCGCCTGCTGGATCACGGTGGCGGCCAGCGATCCGGCTGCGGCCAGGGCGGCGGGCGGCTGGATCGCTGATCCGGGCGCGTTCAGTGATCCGGCGCCGCCCAGGTTGCCGGACTGCGATGGCGGGGTCGTGGTCAGCGATCCGGTTCCGGCCAGGGTGGTGGCCGCCTGCTGGATCACGGTGGCGGTCAGCGATCCGGCTGCGGCCAGGGTGGTGCCGGCCTGCTGGGTGACGGCGGCGGCCAGCGATCCGGCTGCGGCCAGGGTGGCGGGGGCGGCCAGGGTGCCGGGGGCGGCCAGCGACCCGGCACCGCCCAGGGAGCCGCCCTGGACGACACCGCCCGTGACCGACCCGGTGCCGGCCAGGGTGGCGGGCGCGGCGAGTGAGGACGAGGCTGAGAGCGACGCCTGCCCGCTCAGCGACGTAGGGGCTCCCTGAGCCGCGACCGCCGTCAGGGAGCCCGCAGCGAATAGCGTGGCGGGCGCCAGGATGGCTGCCGGGGCGGTCAGGGAACCGGCTCCGGCCAGGGTGGCGGGTGCCCGGATCGTGGCGGCCGTGGTCAGCGAGCCCTGGGCGCCGAGCGAGGTGGGCGCTCCCTGGACGGCTGGTGCCGAGACGGAGCCCTGCGCGCCCAGGGTGGTCCCGGTGGTGCCCTGGGCAGCGGCCGTGGTCAGCGATCCGCCGCCGCCGAGCGTGGTCCCGGTCGTGCCCTGGACGGCCCCGGTGGTGACCGAGCCCTGACCGCCCAGGGAGCTGCCGGCGGTCGCCGCCGTATTGACCGACCCGGCGCCGCCGAGAGTGGCCGCCCCGGCGATATTCCCCTGGGCAGACAGGGAACCGGTGCCGGACAGCGTGGCCACGGCGCCCTGCGTCGCTGCGGCGGCCAGGGACCCCATACCGCCAAGGGTGGCGCCTGCCCCCTGGATCGCGGCCGTGGCCAGGGCGCCGGCCCCGGGCAGGGTGGCGGGCGCCCCGGTGGTGTCCAGGTTTCCCAGCGATCCGGTTCCGCCGAGCGTGACGGCCGATCGCTGGGTGGCCAGCGCGGCGTCGATATTCGCGTCGCCCGTCAGGGTGGCCCCGGCCTGCTGGGCAGAGAAAGCGGCGTCGATGTTCGCGTCGCCTGCCAGGGTGGCCCCGGCCTGCTGGGTGACGAGGGCGGTGTCGACCGAGCCCGTGCCCGCCAGGGTGGCCGCACCCTGGATCGTGACCGCAGACGGCACCGCTGCCGGCAGGGCCTGCCTGTGACGGAATCTGCGCAGCCAGGTCTTCCCGGGACGGATCAGGGTAACCGGGCTGCTGGCAGCGGCGCCCAGCTTGAATGCCACGATGATCGTGGCCCAGGGCGTCGCCGTACTGACGCCGGTTATCGCGAAGCTGGCCGTTTCCGCGCCGTTAGACGAGCTGCCGTACGCGGGCACGCAGTTGAAGACGACCGAGGCGTTGACGGCCTTGGGGTCCCGCGTATAGGTCGTGCTGCCGGTCGGGACGCCCCAGGTGAGCGTGGACGCCTCGTTGTCACCGCCGACCGCGACCAGGTACTCGCCTGCCGCCGTGGTCGAATAGGCGCCGCAGGCGACGCTGCCGTTCGAGGCAATGGACCCGGTACTGGTGACGGCGGTGCCGTCGATCATCGCGGCCAGGGTGTTCCCGGCAGCCAGCCCGGGGACTTCCTGGATGACCATGCCGAACGACTGGTTGCCGCCCGTCTGCGTTGCCGTGAGAGTCGGCTTCGTCCCGACATCCCCGCTTGGCGTGTCCATCGCCCAGACAGACAGCTCGCCGTTCGCGGCCACGTTGTTGAGAAACGCCGACCCGACCTTGGTCATGGCGTTGAGAGCGCCGTCTTTGATGGCGGTGACCTGGGGGTTACTGCCTCCGCTCGTGCAGATGAAGGCGATCAGCTTGGTGCCGGCCTGGACGTTGGCGGTGGTGAACGAGACCGCAGCGGCACCCGGGTCCAGGGTGGCGCTGTTGGACTGGAGCGGCGTTACCACGATCGCTCACCGCCCTCCGGTCAGGCGGCTAGTTCAGGCCCCAGAGCATCATCTGGTCGACGGTCGTCGTGTTGGACGCCGAGCTGGCCGACCACGTGCCGAACAGCTCGATGAACAGGTCCGCCGTCGTGCTCAGGCCGGTCAGCGTGCCCCGGAACTGGGAGCTGAGGGCGCCCGCCGTGCCCGCGCCGCCGGATGCCGCGCCCGCCTGCGCCCAGGACCCGTTGACTTGCAGGCTCATCGTCGTGGTCGCGAACGCCGTGCACGTGTACCACGCCTCGAAGTGCAGGGGCGCCGTTACTGCGGCGACGGGCGCGGTCGCGGCCATGACGCCAACTGCGTTGATCTTCGTGCCCGCCGTCGTATCGAGCCCGAGGTTGACCGCGAACGTCGCCGCCGCCGTGTTGGCGATGACGCCCCAGCCCTGGAGGTACAGGGCGCGGCCGACCGGGTTGGGGTTGTCGTTCTGGAAGTAGCCCGCCGGGATCTTGCAGATGACGTTCGTGCCCGCGACGCCCGTGAACGCGGCCTCGGTGGTGTAGGTGTTCTTGGTGATGGGCGCCGGCATCACGTACAGGAGTTCGGCCTGCGTCCCGGTGAGGAAGCTCATGCCCGGCCCGCCGCCCTAGAACCCGCCCGCGCTGATCGCGCCCGCTGCCACGGCGAACGTGTTGCCGTTCGCGACGGAGATCGGCTGGCCGTTCCAGTTCCCGTACCAGACCCGGATCGGCGCGGCGTCGGTGATCTCCAGCGAGACGATCGACCAGGAGCCGCCCGAGCCGTTCGTCCAGGAGATCGTGCCGGCCGCGCCGGGCATGGTGACGTTCGACCCGGCCGAGCTGGACGTCGACTGGGTGGAGAACGCGGTCCCCCCGGAGGTGTACCCGGTGCCGGTGATCTCGGTTCCCGAGGCCGACCCGGTGCTGGCCGTGGAGGTCAGCTTGAGCTTCATCGCGCCCGCGTTCAGCGCGGCGAGCTGGGAGCCGGGGACCCCGGCGGCACCGACCGGCAGGTTGGCGTTGAGCATGCCCGAGCTGCGGGTGGCGTCGATCGCGGTCTGCGCCATGTCAGGACACCTGTCCCGCCAGCGTGACCTCGGCCGAGCCGGGCAGCATGGTGATGATCAGCGGGCGGCAGACGGTGCAGGACGGGATGGACGCATGACAGTGGCCGCCTGGGCACGGCGGGATATCGTCGTCCGCCGCGTGATCCGGCCCCAGCAGCGGGTGCGCCCCCCGGTAAAGCGGGTGCCGCGCGTCGGCCGTGGAGTCACGCCAGACCCTGCACCTGCCCGGCTCCTCGGGGCACGCCTCGTTCTCGTGACCGCCGGGGCAGGCGTTGGCCATGGCCGCGTGGTCGTGATCTTCTGAGCAGCAGCCCGCGTCCGGCGCGCAGGCGAGGTTGGCGTCTATGTCGGAATGGGGGCACTCGTCGTGGTGCTCCCCCAGGGTAAGGAGGTGTTCCGGCGGGCAGGTGCACTCCAGGAAGACCTGGGTCATGCAGCCGGCGCACTGAACCTGGATCAAGGCGGTCGCGGCCTTCCGGGAGAATTAACCTCCCGGCTCACTCGCTCGCAGAGCGCCGAAGTGCCACAGGCTTAGCGCCAGGTTACCAGCCGCCCTCGTGACTGGTTACCCCCGTCAGGGCACGGACGCAGGCCATCGCGCCAGAATTGTTCCCGGGCAGTGGACGGGAACAGCTCCGGCCCGTCCGTGCCCTTCCGGCAGCTACGGCCGCATACTTCCCGTTAACCTACCAGCCGGCTGCCGGCATACCGGGGTTTGCCCAGATACCGCGCCGGGCGTCGGCCCAGTCGTCCAGGACCGGCAGCCAGGACCGGGGAGGCGGTCCTTCCAGGTTGGCGCCGATAACCACAGCGCCGGACGCCGCGCCGCGCCAGACCGCCGCCTCGATCCGGGCCTGGATCTCCGGGTCCCGGGCCACCCGGTTAAACCAGGTGACCGAGGCGTTCCCGTATGAGGGCCAGTCCTCCGCATCCGCGATATAGGCGTCCAGCGCGACCGAGCGGGCGGCGATGACGTACTCGGGCACCCGGTCGAAGCCAGTGACGTCCAGGCCGAACAAGTCCCGGGCGATGAGCATCTTGCTGCCCGGCCCGCAGCCGATATCCAGGAACCGGAGGTCTCCCCTGATCTCCGGCGCCTCGGGCAGGGCCTCGGCCAGCAGCGCGATGAAGGCCGGGATGCTGAACGGCATCCAGGGCGTGTACCGGCGGTCGGTCTCAGGGACCTTGCGCATCCACTGCTGATCGAGCTGGGCAGCCCGGCGCAGGGTCGCGGCCACAGTCCCCGCGCGGGTGCTCACTCCCGGCCCGGCTGGCTAGCTGGCTCCGGTTTCTGGTCCTCCCGTTCCGGAAGTGCCTGCCCCGGCTTCGCTTTCGCCCAGTCAGGCTTCTCACCGCCCCGGGTCTCTGTCGCAGGCTGCGCCGGCTCTCCTGACGCATTGCCGTCAGTCATTACTCGCTCCTCCTCGCGTCCCCCACGGATCGCGGGTCAGTCCAGCCACTTCAGGACATAGTACGGACGATTCAGGTTCTCCGGGCCGTAACGGCGCGATCCGATTGCGTATGCGCAGGATTCACCCAGGCCCGGGTACGCGCTGAACCGGATGACCGCGCCGCACCACCAGTTGCCCGTCCCGTCACTGTAGTCCCGGCCGCCGGTCACGGTGACGGCCGGGCTGGCGTCGCCACGGCCGTACATGTCCAGGGCCGATTCGTCCACCCAGATTTCCGGATCGCCCAGCTTGCCCGGCGACTCGTCCGGTATCCACCACGGCCCGTGCGCGCCCTGGCGGTCCCAGTGGTGAACGGGAACTTCGGCCACGGCAGCGGTCACCCGGACAGGCTACCCGTCAGCCCAGCAGCCACTCAGGATTCCGCATAGTCCAGCGGACGGTCCGCTCCAGGCTGGCCCGGAATCCCACAGGCGGCTTCCAGCCCAGCGCGTGGATCTTGCCCGGGTCCAGGCCGTAATGGGGATCGTGACCGGGCCTCGTCCGGTGGAAGTCCTCCAGCCGGTACCGGAGCGGCATCCCGGCGGCCTCCGCGATCATCTGCGCCAGCTCCAGGTTGTCGAGCCGGTCGGCCGAGGCGATGTTGTACCGGTCTGGCACGCTGGCCTTGGCCGCGCCCGGGATGGCGTGTCCCGGGAAGGCCGCCGGGCGGCCCTGCTTCAGCAGGTAGATCACCGCGTCGGCCATGTTCCGTGCGTGGAGGTAGTGCCTGGACCCGATGCTGCCGGGCGACCCGTGGATGACCGCCTCCTCGCCGCACAGGACCGCGCGCAGTACCTTCGGGACGTACTTTTCCGGGTGCTGCCGCTCCCCGATCAGGTTCATCGTGTTGGTGATGACCACCGGCACGCCGTAGGTCCGCCAGTACGAGATCGACACGGCCTCCTGGGCGGCCTTGGACGCGGCGTAGGGATTGCTGGGCAGGACCGGCGCCCACTCCCGGTGGGGGCGGCCGGGACCAGCCGGGCCGTACACCTCATCGGTACTGATCATGACGACGGCTTCCGGCCTGAGCTTGCGGGCCAGCTCCAGGGTGTTGAGCGCGACCGCGAAGTTGTTCTCGCAGAAGGCCACCGGGTCCGTGATCGAGGTGTCGACGTGGGACTGGCTGGCCATCGCGATGATGTACTTGAGGTCGCCGTGGCCGCCGATCGCGTGCATGGCCTGCTCGCTGAACGGGGCGGTGAGGTCGTGCGTGATCACCTGCACCCGGTGCGACCACGGGGTAGCCAGGGCAGCGACCGTGCCCGTCCCGGACGGGTCCCCGGCGAGCACCTGGGCGATCCGGTCGGTGGTGCCCCGGTGCCGGAATGAGTCGGTGGCCACGACATCCCAGTCCGTCGTGCTCAGCACGTGCTCAAGAAAATGATGGCCCGCGAAGCCTCCCGCACCCGACAAAAGTATCCGGGTCATGATGCACGGCCTCCGCGAGAGCACTGGGTCTGGTACCGCAGCTCCCCGCGCCCACGAGATGAGCGGAGGCCGTGCGCGAAGACCAAGGATACCGTGAGGCCCCGGCGCCTGCTCCCGGCCCCGGGGCCTCCTCACCCAGCATCACCAGAGATGACCGGGACGCCAGCATGGAATCCCGGCAGGCCCACCGTACCGCCTTCCGCTCCCGGCAGCCATGCCGTTATGGTGACCGGATGAGACAGACGAGACTAAGACGCAGGACCGGGATGGCGCTGGCGGCCGGGCTCCTGGCAGTGACCGGGATGATCGCCGGAGCTGGCGCGGCCAGGGCGAACACGCCCCAGATCACGTGCAATGCCAGCAATCCGAGCCTCTGCATGAACCGGTCCGGCGGCGGCACCGGGAACGGGACGCACGTCATCACGTGGTTCCATGACTTCGACAACAACGAGGACATCATCCTCGTCCCGATCTCGAACTTCGTGTGCGGGAGATACGGCACCGTCCAGAACAACCAGAACGGTGACGGCTGTGTCGGCCCGTTCACCAACGGCTCCGGCCTGAACTCCCGCTACCAGGGCGTGCAGCTCTACAAGCTCCAGCGAAACGGGACGGGATCGTGCGTGATCCCCGACAGCTCGCAGTTCGGTGCCGTGCTCGGCGGCTGCACGGCCAGCGGGTACGTATATGCCTGGAGCGACGCGGCCTACCTCGTCAACGTGTTCGTCTCCAACCAGGCGTACGCCCAGGGCTTCGGCACGAACGACCCCGCCTTCCTGCAAGGGCAGAACACGACCGGGCTCCAGCTCACGTACTCAGCTCCGCACCAGGCTGGCCGGGCTGGCATCGACCAGTGGTTCGAGGTATTCAGCTAGGCCGTCCCGGGACAGGGGCCTGATCTTCCGTCCCCGGCATCCCCGCCGTTAGTGTAATCGCATGAACGGAACCGATATAACACGCAGCGTGATGGAAAATCTTGATCAGGGCGTATCCCAGCACCGGTCCGTAATCAAGTTCTCCCTGCCCGGCTACCTGGACCACACCGAGATCGCGAGGTACCTGGCCGCCCTCGTCCGTCACCTGAAAATGGAGCTGGCGGTGCCCGGCATCGTCACCGGGTGGTGCGAGCACGGCCTCGGCGGGTGGGCGCACATCACCACCTCGTGCATCGACTTCATGGAGTACCGCCTGGACGGCCTGGCGCTCTGCCACGTCGACATCTACTCGTGCCGCGCCTACGACCTGGCCGCCGCCGCCGGGTTCACCGCCGGGCACTTCGGGGTCCGCCCGGGGGAGCTGAAGGCGTTCCGGGTCGTCCTGGAACCCGCGTGACCCTGGCGCTGGCCGCGATCCCGGTCCTGCTGGTCGTCGCGGCGTCCTGGAGCTACCTGCGCGACGTCGCGCGGCCGGCCGGCGACCCCCGCCGTGCCGACCCCCGGCTGGCTTCCTGGACCGTCTGGGCCTTCTCCATGGGCGTCGCGGCGGCCGGTGCCGGGGTGTCCGGGCAGTGGCCCGGGATGCTGCTGGCGGCGGCCGGCTCGGCGACGGCGGTTACCATCCTGGCGGCCGGCTGGCGGCACGGTGACCGCGAGGCCGGCAGGCTGGACGCGGCCGGGCTCGCGGCCGGGCTCGCCGGCGTCGCGCTGCTGGCCGCCGGGCTGCCGGGCTGGGCGGCGGTGGCCGTGTCGGTGCTGGCCGACCTGGCCGCGTTCCTTCCCACCTTCGTGAACGGGTGGCGCGACGGCGAGGAGCCGGCCGTGCCCTGGGCGGTGATAACGGCGGCGGCTGCCGTCACCCTGGTCCTGGCCGGGCCGGCCGTCGCGGCTGCCGGGCTGATCTTCCCGGCGTACGAGCTGGCGGCCTGCGCTCTGATGACCGTCCTCGCGGTCGCCGGGAGGGCGCGGCGCGGCAGCACGGCCCCCGCCGCCGGGCAGTGATCGGAGCGGGAGCCGCCCCGCCGCCGGTTAGTGACAGCCAGGCGGCCGGATCATGACGCGAGTTACCCTGGCCCCATGACACTGCCAGCATCAGCGTTCCCGCTCCGCGTCTCCGGGGCGAAGATCACGCGGGCCGACAACGGCCAGGCCATCCGGCTCGCCGGGGTGAACTGGGGCGGCGCCTACCAGGACAACCACGTCCCGTCCGGTCTGCGCGAGCGGCCCCGGAACGAGATCTACGACTGGATCGTAACCCGGGGATTCAACCACGTCCGGTTCCCGTTCGCCCTCGGCTCGTTCGTCACGAACGCCGGGAACCTGGTAACCGCCCCGGCCGACCCCGCCCGCCTGGCCGCCAACCCGGATCTGCGGGGGCTGAGCCCATGGGGCATTTACAAGGTCATGGTGGCCGAGATGACGGCCGCCGGGCTCTACGTCGTGCTGAACAAGCACCTCAGTTACCCGGGGTGGTGCTGTAGCAACGCCGACAACAACGGGCTCTGGTACAACGACAACTGGCCGTCGAGCACCTTCACCAACACCTGGGTCATGATCGCGCGGCAGTTCGCGGACAACCCCCTGGTCGGGTTCGACCTGCACAACGAGCCGCGCCCGGCCACGGTCGGCGGCGCGGTCCGGAACCCCTCCTGGGGCACCGGGGGCAGCGGCAGCTTCCCCACCGACTTCCGCCTGATGTACCAGAACACGGCCGGCCGCATCCGCGCTGCCGTGCAGGACGAGGGGTCGGATATCACCCACCTGGTTTTCTGCGAGGGCCTGTCCTACGCGGGGGACCTGACCGGGTGGGGCGCGAACCCCGTGACAGGGGCGAACATCGTGGCCAGCGCGCACGACTACCCGTGGTTTCACCGCTACGCCGATAACAGTCCCCAGACCTGGGCGGATTACAGCGCCCAGAACCAGCGTAAGTTCGGGTACCTGGAGACCCGGGGCCTCGCGCCGGTCTGGATCAGTGAGTGCGGGTCCAACACCGACGCCAGCCGCGCCGACTTCAATCACGGGTGGTTCCCGAACTTCCGGCGCTGGGCCGCCGGGAACAGCTCGCACTGGTGCTGGTGGACGCTGGACGCGACCGAGCAGAAGGGCACCGAGCCGTCCACGAACAAGGTCAAGATAGGGGATGGCCAGGGTGAGGGATTCGGCCTGCTGCACGGCCAGGACTGGGGCGGCGAGCAGTCCGACGTGCTGGCTCTGCTGGCCCTGATCATGCCGTGAGCGGCGGTGCCGCCGCCCGGCCGGGACACGGTGGTCACTTCCCGGTCGTTTTGCTGGTCCTGAGTTTACCCCCGGATACGACAGCGCCCCGGCGTGCCAGGTTATCCGTTAGGAGCCTTGCCGGGGCTACTGCCGAAAGGATGGTGCATCATGCCCGCCCGCAGGCGTACAGCCCCAGGATACCCAGTCCGTAATCAGAACAACCCACGGTAAGCACCGGCCCACCGGGTCCAGTGCTCCTCGATCGTGTGCCGGGCGGCCATGGCCCGCGCCGCCTCGCCCATCTTCGCGCGCAGCCCGTCGTCGCGGGCCAGCTCGCTCATGTAGCTGAGCCACTCGTGGTCGTATTTCACCAGGAAGCCGTTGACGCCGTGGTCGATCACGTCCCGGTACGCCTCGCAGTCGGACGCGATGGCCGGGATGCCCCGGGCACCGTACTCGATGGCCTTGATCGCGGACTTGGACCGGCTGAACGGGGTGGGCCACAGCGGGCACAGGCCGATGTCGAAGTCGATCGAGCTGAAGAACTTGTCCGGGTTGTCGTTGACCTGCACCCAGGGCCGGAAGAACATCCGCTCCCAGGGGGCCTTGATGGTCTCCCGGTAGTCGGTGGCGTTGAGCTGGAAGTCCCAGTCCGGGAACCGTTTCAGGAACCGGCGCACCGGGTCGGCCACCTGGCCGATGTCGATGCCGTGGCTGGACGCGCCCATCCAGCCGACCCGCCGCCTGGCCCGCATCTGGTGCCGGGGCAGGTCCAGCATCCGGGCCGGGATGCAGTTGGGGAGGACCGCGACGTTCGGGTTGAACTCGCGCATCACCTCGGCAAGCGGCTCGGTGCTGACGGTCACCAGGTCGGCCACCTCGGCCGCGTGGCTCACCGCGTCGCGGACCGCCGGGTCGCCGTAGAGCTGGTAGGCCGCCCAGTTCTCCGGGGTGATCGAGAACACGTCGTCGTCGGTCTCGTAGATCAGCCTGCTGAACGGGCCGCGCGCCCGGCGCCACACCTCCAGCCCGTCATGCTTGTTCCAGCGCTGGGCCACGATCGCGTCGTACCCCTGGAGCATGGACAGCGTGATGGCGGGCGGGTGGTTGCGGTCACCCGCGTCCAGGTAGGTGACGTCGAACCCGTCGTGCCGCCCCAGCTCGCCCATCGGGAGCTGCATCCGGTAAAAACGCGCACCCGGACCCGCCGTCGTGCCCGGCGAAGATCTTCATTTGTGCAGCTCACCTCCTCTCATGCCGGTTCCCGGCAGGCGCACCCGGGACCGTGGACCCGGGCGCCGAGGGCCGACTGGTAGCAGGTCGCGGCGCTCTCCGGCGGGACGGCGGCGTACCAGACGTGCACCAGCGGCGTCTCGCTATCCCGGATCATGACCTCGCTGCGGGTGACGGTGAACGGGAACGGCGGCGGGGCCGGGCTGGCCGTGGCGAGCGGGCTGTTCTCGTCCCGCCAGGTGAACATGGCGTCCCGGTAGAGCGTCATGACTTGCCGTTACCCGCCCGCCTGGCCTGGTCGGCTATCTGCTGGGCCTGCCCGCGCACCGGGATAATCAGGGAGGACCCGGACAGCGAGTCGCGCAGCGCGGCGAAAGTGTCAGCCCAGTCTCCCGCCTCGGCCTTGTCCAGCAGCAGCGTGAGGGTGGTGGAAGTTGTGCGGATGGTGGCTGCGCCCATCTCGCCATCCGGAGTGGGGACCTTCCCGATCACCAGGTTGGACACGACCTTGGAGAGCAGGATGTTGCCCTGGTCGAACAGCGGCGGCAGGCCGTCCTGGTCCAGGGCAGGGGCCGGCGTGGCGCGTAGCTGGGGCTGGGTCATGGTTGTCTCCTATCGGTACAGGCTGGGCCATACATCGCTGGTTTCGGCGTCGACCCGGACGTGCTCCACCCCGGCCTGCATCCAGGCCCACACCAGGTCCCAGTCCTCGAACTGGCCGGAGTGGTCCCAGCCCGCGATGTCCAGCAGCTCAGGCCGGTGCATGATCATTGGGGTGCCGACGTTGCCGCAGGCGACCGGGCCGAGGCCGATGACGGACTCGCCGTGCGGGCCGTGGCTGACCATCCGGGACACGGCGAATCCGGCACCCGGGTTAGCATCGAGCGCGGCAGCCAGCAAGTGGCAGTGCTCCGGCCGCAGCGCGTCGTCGTCATCGCAGTAGGTGATGTAGTCGCCGATGGCGATCTCGCAGGCGTACGCGCGGGCGTGGTGGCCGTAATGCGGTTCCGGGTCGTGCTCGGGCAGCTCGCGGTAGTGGAGGTCGCGCCAGCCTTCCAGCCACGGGCTCGCCAGCCGGGCCAGCAGCGTCATGTCCGGCCCGTCGCTGATCACCAGGTGCTCCGTATTCGGGTGGCCCTGCTTCTGGACGGACGGGATGCACCGCTCCAGCAGCAGGTCGCGGCGCTGCCAGGTAGGCGTGACGACGGTGACCTTCGGGACGGTGCTCATCGGCCCAGCTCCTCCAGGGCCTCGTCCGGGAGGTACTGCCGGAGCCTCGGCAGGTCGCAGGTGAACAGGCGGCCAAGGGCTACCGGGTCCGCGTCCGGGTCACCCGCGCACTGCTCCAGCCGGGCGACGACCGTCAGCAGGTCCAGGACCGGGAGGGCCACCGTGTCACGGCCGTGCGCCTGGAGCCAGGACGCGGCTGCGCTTGCCCGGGTGCGACCTGTTACCCACTGGTCGGGCATGATTTCCAGCCCGCTCACGGGATCACCGTCCGGCTATCCAGCACCGGCTTGCCGTCCTCATCCCGGAATACGAGGTCTATGTCCTTCCCGTCCAGCTCCGGCGGTGCATCATCGTCCTCGAACAGCCACCACCGCATCGCAGGGTTACCTGGGTGCCGGTCATAAGCCTGGACAGGCCGGAGTCCCGGCGGCCATGGCGGTTTCTTCTCCATCAGCTCGTCCGAGACCAGGACCCAGTACATCGCGCTCATCCGGTCACCTCGGTCCGCGTCCCGATCCCGGGTACGTCGTTGACCATGTGCAGGACCAGCTCCACTCGCTTGCCGTCCAGCCCGGACGGCGCGTCGTCGTCTTCGACCAGCCGCCAGGCCGAGGCCGGGGTATGCGGGGCGGACGGCCGGACGGGATACCGGGCCAGCGTTTCCGGGCCGGCCAGCCGCAGCCCCGGCGGCCACGAGCCGGCACTGCCGTCGTGGAAGATGCTGTCGGTCCCCAGGACCCAGTAGCACGCGCTCACCAGGGCGTCCACATCGCCAGCACGATCGCGCCCGCCATCGCGAGGCAGGAAACGGCGGCGCAGCCGAGAACGGCCAGGAACCGGGTCATCCTGGCCCTGCTGGTGCGGGCGTACCGCCAGGTCTGGATCATGATCACTCCGGGATGAACAGGTTCCGGTTGAACTCGCGCAGGGTCCCCGGGGTATACGGCGTCCCGCCCAGCTTCTCTACGTCAGTGTTGAGGCCGCCCTCGCCCTGGCGCCGCGAGTAGGCGTGCCAGGCAGCCAGGTTGGCGGCAGTCTGCGCGTAGGACCGGGCGTAGGTCTCGTCGTGCGGGGCGCCCGTGGTGTAGTGGCGGTGCGGGATCAGCACGTCGTCAAGATACTCATGCCCGCAGGCCAGGCACCAGGCCATCCAGGCGACATCCACGAACATGTGGCTGATCTCGGGCGGCCCGGCGTATCCCAGCGTCTTCACGACCTCGGCGCGCATGAAGATATGGCAGCTCAGCGACCCCCGTGCGCGGGGGTACAGGTCGTTGGCGAAGGCGAACGGCTGCCTCGTCAGCGAATCCGTGATCCGGGAATCCCAGCCCGGTGTCTCGGTGGTGTTGTCGTCCCCGATCGTGCCGATGCAGTCGAACTGGCCGTACGTCATCAGGGCCAGGTAGTTGAACCAGGCAGTGACGTAGCGCAGGCCATCCTGAACGACATAGCCAGGACCGCCCGGGTAGGCGTCCCGCTGCGGGTCGTCGGCGTCCAGGCCGACCAGGAGCACGGTGGCCCCGGTGCAGGTGGCCTGCATCCGCTCCCACAGGCGGCCGATGTTCCCCGGGCGGCCACGGCTGGGCACGAGCAGGCCCAGCGCCGGCGGGTGCAGCTCGTTCACGTAAGGCCCCGTTGTCGCAGTGACGGCATTCCGGGAGGTTCCGGTATCGCATCAGCAGCTCCCTTCCGCTGCCAGTACGGTCAGCCACGGGTAGGAGGGCAGCGGCGGGATGTCCGCCGGGGCCATCGGCGTCCGGGCTGTCTTGAAGGTATCGCCCACCCGCTCACGGTACAGGTAAACGGGCGGTCCGCCGATGAATGCCTCGGTCTTGCACCGGCCCGCCGCGACTACCCCGTCCCCCCACCGGATCTCCGCCTCGTAGCCGCCCTCCCAGGTCCCGTCGAGCGCCAGGTCGCGGCGGATCGGGTTGAACTGCATGACCGACCGCTGGAGCCGTTCCGGGCTGTTATGCCAGCGGGGGCAGTCCAGCGAATGGCGGACCGGAACCTGCGGCACGCCGTCCCGGGTCCAGGCCACGTCGAACCCCACGTAGTCAGGCTTGCCGCGCAGCGCGGCGGTGATGCGGGCCACGCCGTCCGGGGCGAGCAGGTCGTCGTCGTCTATGCAGGAGACGTACTCGGCCTGGCTGGCCTCCACGAGGGCCTGGGTCTTGTCGCCGTACGGGACGGTGAGGTTGTCCCGGTAGAGCAGGGCGCCGACGCCGTGCATCCGGTAGGACGGGGGCGCGACCTCGATCTGCCGGTCCAGGTCGCTCAATAGCTCCAGCAGGGTGGCGTGCCGGTGCGGGATGGTGCAGATGAGCAGGTCCCAGGCCGGCAGGTGCCCGAACCGGCCTAGGCCGCGCTGCGCGCTCATCGCGGCGTGATCCCCAGGCTGTCCAGCGCCCGGAAGGCAGGCGCGTCGCGCGGCATGTCCGGCGGCCGGAAGCTCTCCCCGTGCAGGTAGCCGAGCGCATACCCGGCCCGGACGGCCCGCGCGGCCTCTTCGCTCACCAGCAGGGTCAGCTTCTCCAGGTCGGTCATCACGGCGCTCACGTCAGCAGCCTCGCGTTCTCCGGCAGCCGGGTCGTGTCCTCCTCGTACGCCTGGCCGGAGCGCGGCCCCCGGGTGAGGACCAGGACCACGGTCTCGGTCTCGGACCGCCAGGCGTGCGGCACCCCGGCCGGCTCCTCGATCAGCTCTCCCGGGCCGGCCGTGCGGATGTGCACGCCGTCATCCTCAGTCCGGGCGAAGGTCATCGTGCCATCCAGGATGTAGGTCCACTGGGTGGTGCGCTGGTGAACGTGGTTGCCCCGGATGGCGCCGGGCACGGAGTAGATCCGGGTCACGGCGTCCAGGCGGCCCTCGAAAATATCCTGGATGACGCCGCGCTCGTCCTCGAACCGGTCAGCCACGGTAGTACCCCGCCTTCGGGAGCGGGATGATGAACCTGCCCTCGTACCCGGCGGCGCGCAGCTTCGGCACCACCGAGCCCGCGACATGCCAGCAGAGCAGCAGCGCGGTCGGCGGGGCATCCTCGATCAGGGCTTTCTCGTCCACGACGGGAATCAGGGTGCCGGGGATCGTGGTGCCGATCTTCGGGTGGCCCGGAACCTCCACGACCATGGTCAGCCATTTCTGCAACCCGGCGTAGTGGATCAGCGGGGTGGCCCGGGTGGCGGCGCCGACGCCGTATACGGGTCCCTGCTCGCTGGCGGTCTCCAGCAGGCGGCAGAGCTGGTCGCGGGCGGCGTCCGCGCGGGCCTGGAGGTTCCCGGGGCGGCGGGTGGCGTAGGTGCGGAACGAGCCGCCGTGGGTGGCGATGTTCTCGGTCCGGGTGACCTGGAACCCGTGCTGTTCCAGCAGGCGGCCGAGGGTGGCGGGGGTGTAGTACATCAGGTGCTCGTGGTACACGGTGTCGATCTGGAGGCCGGCTCCGACCGAGGCGAAGTCGTGGTTCTCGCAGATGAGCGTGCCGTTGTCGTTGAGGACCAGGGCCACGCCATCCAGGAACCCGTGGATGTCGCTGACGTGGGCCATGACGTTGGACGCGGTGACCACCTGCGCCCGGCCCAGGGACTTCACGATGTCGCCGGCCAGCTCGTACGACCAGAACGCCTCTTCCACCGGGATGTTCTTCGCGCGGGCCAGGTTCCCGGCCCCGGTCGGCTCCACGGCGAGCAGCCGGGTACGGGGTTCCAGCCTGCGGACGGCGGCCAGGAACGTGCCGTCATTGGCGCCGATGTCGATGATCAGTTCCCCGTCGCCCAGCAGCCGCCCGGCTTCCGCCGCCAGGTTCCCGAAGTGGAGCCGGAGCGCGGCGGTGCTCCCGGTGACGTACGGGTGGTCGCCGGGGAAGACCTCGGCCCGGGGTACCTCCCAGGTCGCCTGGACCAGGCCGCACCGGTCGCACTGCTGGAGGCCGAGCGGGTACCGGTGGCCGTCGTCGCGCTCGGCCAGCGGCTGGGAGCCGAGGTCCAGGACCGGAGTCAGGCACCCGCCATGGCCGCAGCCGTAGCAGTAGACGACCGGGAAGCCCGGCAGCCCGCCCGTCATGAGCTGCGCGTCCTCGTTGCGCCCGTGAGTGCGGGTCATCCGTTCTCCCGGTACCAGGCCACGGTCTCGCGGAGCCCGTCAGCGAACGGCCGGGCGGTCATCCGGCCCCCGCCCAGCCGGGTGATCTTAGCGAGGTCGGGGAGGCGCCTTGGCGGGGAACCCTGGGGCAGCGTGCCGGGCTCTACCTTGACCTGGCGGTCGTAGGACTCCGCGACCAGGCGGGCGACCTGGCTGATGGTGATCTCGTTCATCGTGCCGGCGTGGTAGATCCCGGCCGGGGTGCCCGGGTCCAGCAGCAGGGCGAGCTGGTCGGTGCAGTCCCCGATCCAGCAGAACGAGCGGGTCTCCTGGCCGGTGCCCTGGATGCGGAACGGGACCGGGCCGGACTCCGGCGGCAGCTCGGTGATGAGCTTGTTCATCCTGATGCAGAACTCGGGGATGACGTGCTCGCGGCCCATGTCCGGGCCGTAGATGTTGTGCGGCCGGGCGATCACCACGCGGTCCAGCACCCCGGCCCGCTGCCAGGCCAGGGCGGCCAGCTCGGAGGCGATCTTGCCGCCGCCGTAGGAGTAGCGCGGGTTGAGCGGGTCCGGCACGGTCAGCGCGGTGTCCTCCGGGGTGGGCACCTTCGCGGCAACCTGGTACGCCTCACTGGAAGAAATGAGGAGGAGGTCGCCGCAGCCGGTTACCGCGCAGGCATCCAGGACCGACAGGATGCCGCGCAGCGCGACGTCGAGCACCTGGCGGGGTTCCGCGTAGAAGGTCTGAGTGCCCTGGACGTAGGCGGCGTGGATCACGGCGTCGCAGCCGTGCATGGCCCGGGTGACCGCCTGCACGTCGCGGACGTCGCCCTGGTGAACGGCAAGGTCGGCCCAGGCGGGCAGCCGCCTCCGCTTCCCCCGGCTGAAATCATCCAGGACGCTGACTCCGTGGCCGTCATCCAGCAGCCTCCTCACGAGCGCCGAGCCGATGAATCCAGCTCCTCCGGTGACCAGGTACCGCATAGCGCACAGCTCCGTCCGGGAGTGCCTGGCAGCTCCCCCGGCGGGTGACAGGGGCCGTGCTCGGTATCAGGGTACCGAACCGGGGGCCGCTAATCCCATGTGAACCGGGGGACACCGTGCCCGGCATCTGCGTGCGCGTAGTAATGCCGCAGCTCGGAAGACAAATCTCCCTCCTCATACCAGGCCAGGTGATCGGCAACGTACGGATGCCCTAGCCGCATCGACGGGCCGAGGGAGAACAGCGGGTACTCGGTGTACGGCGCATAAAGAGCCAGGGTCGTATCGACGTTAGCCCGGTAGACATCTGGTTCCGGGTCATCCACCCAGAACCCCTGCTCCGCGCTGATGACCTCCTGCCGTCGTGACGGGGGCAGCCGGTCCAGCCGGAGACCGAGGCCGGCCTTGACCGCGCGGTACCTGCTGCGCACGTCAGCCAGCCGTTCCACCCAGTCTCCCGGGCAGCCCTCGGAGGGAACTACGTCCGGGTCCGTGACTACGTACGGCTCGGTATCGCCCCACAGGATCTCGCGGAACTTGTCCCAGTCCCAGAGCTGCCACGGGTAGGCGTTCTCCCCGCGCCGCAGCACCGGGCAGCCGGACTCCTCCAGCTCCGCGAGCCAGACCAGCGCCGCAGGCCACGTGCTGCCGTGGTCTACTACGTGCACATCCAGCCCGGCCGACCGCAGCCCGTCAAGGCACCTCCTGGCATAGGTCACGCGGTCGCGGAAGATAATGAACGCTTTCACTGGTTACGACGCGACATGCGCCACGGCCATCCACAGCGTGATATCCCCGAATGACGAATTACCGCATCCGCCATTCTGGCTGCCCGCGTTTGCCTCAAACTCCCACTTACCCGGGTCACCCGGATCAGGTCCCGATCCGATTACGGCTAGCCGCCGCCATGGTGTGATCATGCCCGGAATGGTAGCGGAGCGGAGCCGTTACTCCCAGCGCCACCGGCTGCCGGATAGCACGCACCGGATGGCCGTCCCGCTGCCCGACACGCCGCTCAGGCCGTGGTCGGACTTCCGGCAGAACTCCCCGGCCCGGTAGCAGTTCCCGCCGTTCGTCTTCGGGTAGCAGCCCCTGGCCGCCGCGTGCGAGGAGGGCGGGGGCACGCGCACGGCGCTGGTGTCCGGTGACGGCGGGGGCACGGCACGTTCCGGTCGACCGGAATTTCCGGTGGCCGTGCTGATACCCAGTACCTTCTCGGCCGTGATCCAGTTCCGGGCGATGGCGCGCTGGGCGGCGGCCAGGCTGACCCGGCCCGCGCAGACGGCGGTGTGCAGCGCGTTCTCCACCGCGTCCTTGGGGTTCGGGACGGGCGGCGACTCCGGCCACAGGTTGCTCGCGTCGTTGCTGCCGCCCAGCTCCAGCGAGACGAGGTGGTCCAGCTCGGTCGGGGTCCCGCTGGCCACGCCGTAAGCCGGGTAGGCGGATTCGTACTTGAAGCGGCTGGTCTGGTACACCGGGGGCCGGTAGCTCCGCGTCGAGTAGCTGCCCGAGCACAGCACGGCAGCGGTGATAGCGGGGTCGTAGGCGCCCGGGGTGCAGCGCGGGTCGGGGAGCTGGCCGCCGTCGCGGTACCGGCACGGCCCGGTCAGCGTCCCGGTGACCTGGCCCGGGTCGTGCACCCGGTGCAGGCCCCGGCTGGACGTGACCGGATGTGATACGGCAGGGTGCCCGGTGGCAGGCGGCGAGGCGGACGGCGGTGCCGTGGCAGGCTGCGCGCTGGACACCGTGGTGGCGGGCGCAGGAGAAGTCACGGGAGAATACGCGGATGAGCTGCACCCTGCGGCCAGGAGCACCGCGAGAGCAAGCCCGGCCACGGTGCGTGCCTGGCGGCGGTTCACGGTATCAGGATACGTTCCGCCGCCAGCCCGGTAACCAGTAGTGGCGGCGCGGCCCGATCGCGTGCCCGGCCATGCCCGCCAGCACCAGGACCAGCCCGATCACGATGACGATGATGCCGAGCGTCCACAAGATGGCGATCCCGGTGATGAACCCGAAGATGAGCAGGATGATACCGAGGATGATCATGCCCGTCCTGCTACCCGCCAGGCCGGCAAGCATGCAGACCGCCAGCCCGGAGGTCAGTTGCCGACGAGCAGGGCAGCCATGTAGACGGCAAACGCCGCCGCCATCAGCAAGGCCCACACGTTGACCGGCCTGGTGATGAAGGCGACGACGCCCGCGACGGCGGCCAGGAGCAGGGCGGCCAGGATGAGGATGCCGTTCCCGGCTGCGTTGGCCGAGATCAGTACTGCGGCCAGGACATGCCCGTGCATCTACTTGGTCCTGTCGTCCTTGTAGTCGTGGCCGAGATCCCGGTTCCCGTTGTGGGCCAGTTCCTTCCCGTTCTGGGCGGGGATGCCGGACCCGGCCGCGTTGGCAGCCGTGGTGCCGGAGTACAGGCCGGGCTGGAGGGCGGGCGGGTACTGCCTCGCGAGGTCGCTCATGTCTGCTCCCACGGCCCGGGGCCGGACTCGAAGTCGCCCGTGGCGGCGCCGGTCGTGATGCTGGCCGGGCCGGAGTTCTTGTCGACCGACTGCCACTTCCCGGCCGGGGATGACGACGTGGCGTCCCACGGCTGGCCCGGGACGGCGGGCGGCGAGGTGATGGGGTCTGGTGCCTGTGCCATGGTCTCTCTCCTCTAACTCGCGGTTTTCCATGACGGGGGTCCGGCGGTCATGCTGCCGGCCCGCGCCCTCGGCTTGCCGTCGTCGCCTGGCCGGATCTGCCTGCTGTTGCTGGCGCTGATGGCCGGGTCGTCCTGCTGCTTGGCCGGGGGCAGCGGGTCCACCGGGGGCGAGCCCGGCGCGGTCATGGCCAGCTTGTTGTCACTGGACATGTTGCCGCCCGCCTGGCTGGTGGGAGCCAGGGCCGTGAGCGGGCCGCCGGGGAGTAGCGAACTGAGGTCTTCCATCGTGCTCCTCCTGATCTATCCCAGCGAGATGACGGCGACCTTGCTGACGCCCTGCTCGGTGACGGCGTACAGCACGGTGGCCGCCGTGTCACTGGGCGGAGCGGGGACGACAGGTGTTTCCTTCCGCTCCGGAGCCGAGAAGTCCTCGGCTGTTCCCGGCTCGATCGGGTACCCGTCGCCGGGGGTCACATCCGGGCCGCCGACGAAGATGCGGGAACCGCCGAGGTTGCGCACCCGCACCCCGCCGGAGGGCACCGTGCACAGCTCGGACGGCTTCTCGCCTACCTCGCGCGACCCGGACATGAGGCTCATCTGCGGTCAGCCCTGGCCGTTCATCCGGCCGCCGCGCATGACCCGGCCGCCGCCCGGCTGGAACCGGTCGCCCCCGGCCTGCGGCTCGTTCCCCTTGAGGCCGGGGAGCTGGCCCGGGAACGACGTGCCGTAGCCGTCGTCGTTGGCCTGGGTCCAGTCCCTCGCGCCGGAGATCTCGTCGGTCACGGTCTCGCTGGCGTACGTGGTGACGCCTGCGGTAGGCCGGGTAAAGGTCACGGAGTCCGTGCCCGCGTTGCCGGGCTGGCTTCCGGTACTGCCCGGTGCCCCGGTGTGCGCGATATCGGAGTCGGACAGGCCGGTCAGGCCATCGGTGAGCTGGCCGGCCTCCACGGTCGGGTCGCCGCCCGTGCCGCCCCCGCCTGCCGTGCCGGGAGCGCCGGTTCCCTGCGGGAGGGGGCCGCCGAAGATCGCGGTGCCCCAGCCGCCGACCGGGTACTGGCCGGGCTCGTTGGTCGGGTCTGCCGGGGTGGCAGTGCCGGACTGCTCGGGGCGGGTGTTCCGCGCGGCGTCCGGGCCGCCGTAGCTCGGGTAATCAGCCATCAGGACTCCTCTGGATTAGCTCCCGGCTCCTGACGGCCTCGGGCTGTTCAGTTACTCCGATCATAACCGGCGGCGGCCGTTACAGCCTGCCTCCGTACCGGCTCATCAGGTCCGCCTTGGTCATGCCGGTGGCCGCGTGGACATCCGCGCCGTGCACCTGGACGGCGAAGTCGATCCAGTCCTGCTTGGGCGCGGACGGGGCGGGCGCGGACGGCCTTCCCTCCGGCTTGCCGTCGTCCGGGTCCTCGTCACCGCTGCCACTGCTGTCACCGGCCCCCGTCCCGTCCTCGCTGTCAGCCTGGGCGGCCCCGGCCTCAGCTTCGGCCGCCAGGGCCTCGCCCTCGATCTGGGACGGGGGCCGGGACTCGGTGACGCCCGGCTCCGGGTCCGGCGCGCTGCCGGCCGGGACCGCGATGGCGTTGCCGCCCCGGATGAGGTCATCAGCCTCCCAGCCCGGGACATCGATCGTCTCGCCCGCCGGCGGCCACTTCCGGTCGTCGTGCCGGTATCCGGACACGCCGACGAGCATCCTTACCTTGCGTGTTCCTGACACGGCTGCCTCCTGTTCCTTCCGGTGCCCCCGGTCCGGTCACTCGCCGCAGCGACCGGACCGGGAACGTGCCCGCGACCGGCTACGAGCTGGCGCCGACGTAGACCTTGATGGCACCGGTCCGGTCGACCAGGGTGCCGTCGCCGCGCAGGATCGCACGGAACGTAACCAAGTCGCTACCGAACGCGAAGTCATCCGACCTCTCGAACCGGACGCCGCCCACCAGGCGGACGAAGTACTGCGAAAAATCACCAAAGGCGATCGACTTCGCAGAGGTGGCCTGGGCGGGCATGAACGGGTCCGCGACCAGCGGCTTCCCGAGCAGGAGGTCCGGGCTCCCGAGCACGGCCGAGGGCTCCCATATGGGTCTGCCCACGGTGTCCGTGATCTTGCGGAAACCTCCGATGGTCTTGTCCGCTGCCAGCCAGTAGCAGCTTCGTGACTGTCGATAGGGAGCGATGACGCTGTATTCGAGGTCTACGAGGTTGGCGTAGCTTGGTGCGCCGGAAACACCCGTAACCGCACCAGTGACACCCGTGGTGGCGGTGGTAACGATACCAGACGGCTGGTTGGTGCCGGTGCCGTTCACCAGGTCGTTGCCGAAGGCGTTGCCGAGCGCGCGGCCGGCCTGCATGGCGAGGTAGCCGAGCAGGTCGACAGCCGTGTCATCGATCAGCTCGCGGGCGACCTGGAGCATGACGCCGTACTTCCACGCGGAAAGCGGCTGCATGTTGAAGGCCGGGTCCGAGGTCGGGAGCGAGCCCGCCTGCGCTGCCGAGGCCGCCGTCGAGTGCGCGGTCGTCTTCGGCACCTGGAGCGTCTCGCCGCCGCCCGTGTTCAGGACGGTGGGACCGCACTGCATGACACCGCTCACTTCGATCAGGTGTGCGATGAGCATGTCGTAAAAGTCCGTGGGTACGATACTACTTGCGTTTGTACCCTGCGCACCTGTGGTAAGTACCCGGTAGTTGACCGGGCCGAGAGCCGGGTCGCGGCGGACTTCCAGCGAACGGCCGGCGCCCTCCTCGCCCCTGGCCCACTTGCGGACCTCTTCCAGCATCTTGGCCCCGCCGGCGGTGCGCTGGGCCTGCCCCTGCTCGGGCTTGCGGCCGGAGAGGTTGTCGAACGCCTCGTCCGCTTCCTTCTGCCGCTTCTCCGTGTCCAGGACCGCGCGGATGCGCGTGTCCAGCTTGCCCATCTCCTCCTGGAGGGCGTCCCAGCGGCCCTGCTCCTCGTCGGTCAGGGCGCGGTTCTCCTCGGCCGCCGTCTCGGCGATGCCCTTGGCGTCGTTCCAGACGTTCATCCGCCGGTCGCGGAGCCGCTTTGCCACTTCTGATGCCATGATCTTCTCCGTTTCTGTGATGGCATCGGCACCGGCTCCGTCCGTTCACCCGGGGGTGGCTACGGCCACGGCAAGATTTTCTATTTTCTGAGCGGACCTGCTGCTACTCCTCGTCCGCGTAAGGGTCAGCCATGTTGTTCTGGAGGGCCAGGAGGGCCTGCGCGCCGGTCATGGCGAGACGCGGCCTAGGCCGGCTGGCGGGTTGCGGGGCCTTCCGCTGGCCGGTGTTGTCAGTGCGCTTGAAGAACTCCACCCCGCGCCCGTTCTGGAGCATCGAGCGGACCTCCTCGGGGTCGCCCTGCACCCAGTTGGCCAGCGATTCGACCGCGCCGTTGAGCGCCCGCGCGCCGGACGTCGCATCCGGGTACGCGGGGTCCAGGACCGGCGCCACGTCCACGAGTTGGACGTCGAGCAAGGTGCGCATGGGGTAGTTGAACTCGGACAGGCCCCACTCGTCGCCGCCGGGGTAGACCCTGAAAGCGAACGAGCTGTGCCGGACGTCGCCGCGCTCCACGTACTCCAGCACGTCGGCCCGCGCCTGCGGGGGCTGGACCTCGTAGACCAGGCCGGTCTCGTCGGTGGCCAGGCGCAGCGTCCGGGCGTGCGTGGTACCCAGGAGCCAGTCGTCCTTGTGGTTGTACCGGCACACGACGTCGGGCCAGCCGTCCGTCTTGGACGTGGTGAAGGCCGACCGCGCCACCTGCTCCACGAACCCGCCCAGCTTGCGGCTCAGCCGGTCGTAGCACGCGGCATACCCGTAGATCATCGTCGGGCCGTGGTCCTGGGTCCGCAGCTCCGGCGGGAACCGGGTGAACCGGCGCTCCGGGAACCCGGACGTGTCGACATCCAGCCCGAGCGCGGCCCGCTGGTCGCCGGAGACGTTGACCCCGAACTTGCGCGCGGCGGCCAGGATCTTCGGCATCGCGTTCTTGCCGAACGGGCTCTGCGGTGCCCTGGCCAGGGCGTTCTGGGTGTGCTCCCGGTCGTGGACGGGAAAGTGCCGCTTGCCCCTGGGGGTCGTCTTCCCCGTCTGGTCCTTGGTGCCGCCAGGCTCGATATAGGCAAAAGCCGAATCGGGCAGGTCATTGATGGCGGCAGTGGTTAGTTCAGCCATCCCTATTTGCCTTCCTTTGCTGCTGACCCATCAGTGATCAGCCCCTGTCCTGCCATTGACACCGTTCAGCAGCAGCGTCCTGGGCGCCGGTATCCACGCGCCCACGAATTCGGGCTCGCCGTCCAGGCCGTTACCGACGCGGCCCCACGAGCCGTGACGCTGGTTCTTGCCTGGCGCGAACCGTCCGTACTCCCTGGCGAGATCCTGGACGAGGTGCTCGGGAAGCATGATGCCGAGCCGCCCGAAAGCCTCAGCTATATCACGGACATCACGCAGGTCAGCAGCCCCGCGCCAGCCGTTACCGCCTCGTTGCTGTCCGATGACCTGGCTGAGTTCCTTGGCCGGGGTGGTCGCCACCGGGGGAACGCCCGGCATGTCCGGCATCGCCAGGCCCTCATGCTGCATCTTCTCCAGCCGGTCGGCAGCCAGGTCCATCTCCAGGGTGATGGAGTCCAGCATCGAGTTCGGGATGCCACGGATGCTCCGGGACATCGCGACCATGACCTCCAGCGGGATGTTCTCCCCGCCGGCCTTGCCCGGCAGCGGCGGCAGGTCTTCCAGGTCGCGCAGCTCATCGGTGGTGCGAAGGCCGATGGCGCGCTGCTGGGCGTAGATCTCGGTCCGGGTCTTGAGATCGGTCTTGAGCATCGCGTCGCTGTCGAACCGGACGTACCGGTTGGCGGGCAGGATGTTGAAGAAGGCGTGCTCCAGCCGGACCAGCCACGGCCGCATCGCCTCGATGATCTGGAGGGTGGACTGCTCCACGTTCGAGTACGTCAGGCTGTCGCCCCTGGTGCCCCCGATCCGCTCAGCCGGGAGACCGAGGATGGCCGCCACCTGGCTCGCGTTCATCCTGATCGCATCAATAAATTGCGCCTCAGAAGGCGGAACTGTTACCGGTTTGTAATCCCAGTCACGCCCGTACACCAGAGGCTCGCGCCGGCGGATGGTCGCGGTGAGCATCGAGCGGATCTCCTCGGCCTGGTCCGAGTCGATCTCTATCTCGCTGTTCTGGAACGTCCCGGGCGGGAACCCGCCGCTCTTGTACCAGTCGGTGCCGTACCGGGCGGCTTCGAGCCCGCTCAGGATGGTGAGGGCGAACGCGCGCAGCAGCGAGATCCCCTCGGTGCGCCCGGCGAGGCTGAACGCCTTGACGTGGAACAGCTCGCGGCGCCAGTCCTCCATCAGGCGGCCGTAGACGTACACCCGGGTCCGCATCGGGTTCCACGGCTGCATCTCGTCATCGACGCAGTTGACGTCCTCCGGCGGAATCCACTCGATCCCGGTGGGGTAGCCGTAGCCGTCGCGGCCGGTGATGAAGCCCCAGGCGTTGCCCTGGAGGACCAGGCTGGTCATCATCGTGAACAGCCAGTCGAACAAGGTGCCGTCCACGGACGGCATGTCGAAAATGGACGGGCCATGCCACCGGACGGGGGCGGCGTCCGCGTTCGGCCGCGTGTAGATCTTGAGCGGCAGCGCGGCTACGGAGTCGGCCAGCAGCCGGGCGCCGGAGTACAGCGCGGGCAGGCCCAGCGCCTCGTCCTGGCCGTAGAACGCGCGGGTGGGGTGGATAGGCCCGCCCGTGGAGAACTTCCAGAAAGGATTTTCCCAGGGACGCCAGGGGACGCCGCCGATGACGCGCTGCTCGGAACGGCTGGCCTGGATGCGCTCAACTAGCCCCACAGGGCCGGGACTCCCTCGCGGATCGGGTCGGGGGAAAACCCGGCTCCGCGCGGGGCGGCCTAAACGGGCAGTGGCTAGCAACAGATTACGCCACGTCAGGGTGATAAAGCGATCACCAGTCGTGCGGTGCTGTCCCGGGAGCCTCAGACGGCGGCCTGGGCCGGGTCGCTCCGGGCATAGTAGTCCAGGGTGATCTCCGGCACGTAGGTCCAGGAGGCCCCGGCTTCCAGCCACCGGTCTACCAGGTGCCAGTCGGCGGGGCGGCCGGACGGCTCCCAGTTCGCGGTCTCCAGCAGCCCGGCCCGGTGCACGATCAGCGACGTGTCGATCTGCCCGAACACGGGCCGGGGGCAGCCGATCTCCCAGGTCTTGCCGATCGTGCCGTTCCGGCACAGTGCCCGGCTGTAGGCGAAGGACACGCCCTCGCGCGTGATCGCGTCCGCGAGCAGCCGCAGGTGCCCGGGGCGCCAGGCGTTGTCGTCGTCCAGGTAGGCGATCAGGTCCCCGGTGGCCAGCCGGGTCCCGGCCATCCTGGCCCAGATGCCCCGGTTCGGCGCGATCCGGTGCTCTGGCAGGAAGGTGACGCCGGGCAGGTGATCCAGGGCCGGGTCGGGGCCGTCGCTGACGATGACGTGCTCCACCTCGCCGTCGTAGTCCTGCGCGGCCACGGACGGGATGCACCGGGACAGCAGCAGCCGGGCGCGCTGCCAGGTGGGTGTGATGACGCTGATCTTCGGCTTGCGGCCCAGCACGGCGGCGGTGAACGCGCGGGCAGCTCGTACAGCGGCACGGACCATATGGAAGTGCATCAGCACGGCAGCGCGGGCGATGTGCGGGTGCACGGCCACGGCCGCAATTGCGAGGTGGGCGTGCACCGCTGCCGACACGAGTCCTCCAGGCCAGAAGCACCAGGTTTAACCATGTCTCACCGCGACCGGAGGGATTAAGGGGAACCTGCCCGCAGGCAATCCCCGCCTGGCGACCTCACGCTAAGCGTACAGGATCTCAGCCGTCCAGCCAGGAGTGGCGGACCACCTGGAGCGGCTCGGCCGCCGCCTCGGTCCGCACAAGATCGTGATACTCCTCCGGATGCCTGCGGGCCAGCTCGGCCATGGCCCGGAGCTGCGGCGGCCACCGCCGTCCCTCACATCCCGGGGAGGGCTCGGCCCAGGACTTGAGGGCGGTCCACAGGGCCTTCTCCTCGGTCTGGCCCCGGATCAGGTTCGTCCCCGGGCCACCCATCCTGGCCCGGACCGTGACCTCCGGCGGGCCGGCCACGGTGACCGCGTACGGGGAGCTGAACGTATGGACGTTCTGGACGCCGCGTTCCATGGTCACGTCCACGTCCATTACGTCGCCGGAGACAGCCAGGCCGTCATCCTGGCCGCCGCCCAGGGTGCCTACGTAAAGCAGCCAGCCGTACCGGAAGCTGATCCTGGACATCAACGGGCCGGTGGCTTCTGTTCCTCCGGGGTGCCCTTCGGCGGGAGCCCGGCGCCGCTGCGGAACCCGAAGATGACCGCCTCGGCCAGGTAGGCGCCTGTCAGCCAGAGCCGTCCGCCAGTCCAGCCGAGGACGACCAGGCTGCGGCCGGCCAGCCAGCCCAGGGCGGCGAACAGGGCTCCGGTGGCGGCGGCGAGCGCGTAGCCGGGGCGGAAGGAACGGCTGGCGGCCCGCTCGCGCAGCTCATCAACGGGAAGCTCGGCAGTGGTCATGAATCTGAGGATAGACCGTGGGGTAACCCGGGCGCAGCGACCTATGAGCAGATAGAACCGGTCCGCCCTCCCGGCGAGACCCGCCCGAAGGGCCGCCCACCATCACAGAGCTGCGACCGGATGCTGCTGGCGCCGGGAGGACGTCATCGCCTTCGCGAAAGGCCGGTCGACCGAGGCTCCAGCGTATCGTGGGTGCCGTGCGCGCGGACCAGTGGACCCCGGTGATCATCACCCTGGAATGCGGGCACCAGGTCGACTGGCGCGGCCCGATGCAGACACCCAGCGCGGCCTTCGCCCAGGTCTGCTATGACTGCCCCCTGGACAAGCGCGGCGTGCACCCGTGGCGGATGGTAACGCGCATGGACGGCTACCCGTCCCGGCCGGGAACGCGCACGGACCGCCCGGTTCAGGGCGGTCCGTCAGAGCCCGGCCGGTGAGCGCGGGCGCGGTCCCGGGCTTATCACGAGGTACCCCGGGACGTCCTCGCTCCTGAGAGTAACCCGTTTCCACCCGCTCTCCACACAATCTGCACAAGGGGATGTGAGTATCGCTTGCTCCGGCCAGTGCGGCCCAGGGGGAGCCCGGATTCCTGGCAGTGGGCTATCCCGGCCAGGGGAGGGGCCGCACTGGCCCGGTGCCGGGGGCAACCCCCGGGATACGAACCCGGACGCCGCTCTGCTGGCGGGCAGCTTGCCGGGCTCGGCCGCTCTCCGGCGGCACCTGGCGCCATCCGGTCCCGGTTCGCATCCGCTTCGCTAGTCATTACCTCGCGGTCTGCGCGCTTACATGCCCAGGCCTCCCTGGGTTTCGGCGCCTCACGTGCGTGCCCAGCACGGAAGTCGCCCAGCCAGGCCAGGTTACCCCGTTCAGGCTCCTGACATCCAGTTCGCGCCCTGCCTGCGGGACGGGCCGGCAACCGACTTCACCGGGTCGTAGTTCCGGCGCCGCGCGTCCATGGCCCACAGGGCGTTGGTCGCGCTGGTGATCGGGGTAATGTCGGATTCGCTGTCGCGGCGGGACCAGGCTTTCCCGCCGTCGCCGACGTCGCGGGTCTCGGCCGAGGCGACCGACGACCACAGCCCCGGGGCCTGCTGGCGGCCGAGGTGGATCAGGCCGCCGTTCCGGCCCCTGCGCACGGTGGTGACCATGAGGCTGAACGCGGCGGCCTCCTCGGCGCTGGACATCCAGGTGATATCCAGGCCCACGGCCGCCGCCTCGCCCGCCAGGCCGGACGCCGGGCCGTTCTTGGGCGCGACGATGACCAGCGGGCGCCAGGCGCGGCGCAGTTCCGCCAGGCGGGGGATGACCCAGCTCGTGCCCTCCCGCGAGCAGCCGCGCGGGATCTCCACTACCGGCCTCGGCAGCTCCAGCAGGACTTCGCGGCCGAGGCCGGCCTTGGCCAGCTTGCGGGCGTCGTCGTCCCACACGGCCGGCCTGATCCAGCAGGACGCGATCGTCGCGGAGATCATGTCCGGGTCGACGTCGAACGCGAAGCACACGGGCCGGGTGGCGCCGCCGGGCTCGGGCATGGCGCACGCCTGCCAGTGCTCCTCGGACACCACAGCCCAGGCCTCGTCCTCGGACGGCCACTCCCCGACGCCCAGCACCTCGCGGTCGAAAGCCGTCATGGACATCGCGGCCATCTCCTGGGCCACATGCTGGACGCTGATCCGCCTGCCGAGCGCGGGGTTGGCCTTGGCCCAGGAACGCGGATCGTCCCGGTCGTCGTGCCGGGTGCAGGTGACGTACCGGTTGGTCTTGCGGCCCTTCACCTCGTCCCGGGGGCACATGTCGTTGTGCGGGCTGATCGACCACTCGGCGCCCATGACGAGCGGGTCCTTGCGCAGGACGCGGCGGCGGACGGCGCCGAGCTGCACCGAGTCCTGGAGTCCCGCGCTGGCGGTGTAGATCACCTGCGGGTTGGCCACGGCCGACAGGGTGGGCAGCGACGCGCCGACCACCTCGTCGGACAGGATCATGGCCTCGTCGTACACCACCAGGTCGGCGGTGAATGACCGGCCCGACCCCCGGGACCTGGCCAGGAACCGGAGCCGGGCGGCGACGCTGCGGCTGATCCTGCGGCCTTCCGAGCCGAAGATCAGGGTCGGGGTCGGCTTGAGTTCGATAGCCTCGTCACCGTGAGACGTGGTGACCGATTTAACCCGGCGCCGGAGATCGTCGTAATTGACAACGACATCCCTTACCCGGCGGAAATGTTCGGCCGCCGCTTTAAATTCATGGGCGGTATGAATTATCATGCGGTCACCGAGAATGAAAAGGCCGCCGAGTTCCCGGACTTCCAGGATCTGGTTTTTTCCATTCTGGCGGCTTACCATGAGGTAATTCTCGAATGCGGACCAGCGCCCGTCCGGCTTTATCCCGCACGATTCTCTCAGCCACCAGGACTGCCATTCGTCCAGCAGGTAGCCGTACTCCTCCGCGAACTCCAGCAGCTCCGAGGAGGCATAATCCCCGCAGCCGAGACCGGGATACCCGTCCGGGTGGGTGCACACCGGGCACTGCGGGTCCTTGACCCGGTGCCTCGGCGGGGAGGTCCAGAACCGGGGGGCCTGCTGGCCGTACAGCTTCCCGCCGCCCGGCGACCCGCCGCGCACCACCGTGCCATCCGGCAGCCAGACGTCGGGAATGACGGTGAGCGGCGGCTGGGGCATGCCGGAACCGGGGCCTTTCGAGCGGGGGAAGAAGGCTCCCGGCTCCGGCATGCCGGCCTCGGGTGTCAGGCCATCGTATTACCTGACCAGCCGAACGTGCAGGCCCGGCACAGGTGCTTCCCGCCGTGGCCGGGCGCGGCCGAGCAGGTGTGCTCGCCATTCTTCTCCGGGCAGGTCTTCGCCATCGCCCGGCGCTTCTCCAGCACGAAAACCAGGTCACGCAGGTCATGCTCGCTCAGGGAGCTGATCACCCACGGGTTATGCCAGGGCCGGGTGAGCACCAGATCGTGCTCGCCGTCCACAGCGCTGTCGCGGACATCGACGTCCATCAGCCGTTCCCGCTGACTACCGGGACCGGTGCTGCCTGAGCCGGCTCGTACGGGGGCATCGTCGGCGGGGGAACGGTGCGGGTCACGACGGTCACCGGATGCGTGCCCCCGGAAGCGGTGGTGCTGCCCATGATGAACCCGATGCCGAGCCCGAAGGCGAGGGCGGCCAGGGCGGCGAGCAGGGGGCTCCAGTGACGGCGGCGGGGGCTGTCCTGCACGGCCTACTCCCCCGCGTCGGCGGCGGCCAGGCGGCGCTGCCTCTTGGCGGCCAGCTCGTCGGTCTTGTCGCCCTTCCGCTCACCCGGGGCCAGCTCGCGCAGCACCGTGAGGCCCTGACGGATCTCGCGGGCGTGGGAGGCGGCGTCGCGGCCGGCGACGAATCCCCGGTCGAGATCCTGGGCCAGGCCGATGAGATTCGCGGCGATACCGCCCTCGCGCAAGTCATCCGGGAGCAGCCGGAGATCCCGGCGGACGCCCTTCTCCCGTGGCCCGATGGGCGGCCTGCGGGTCCGTGGCGGCGGGGGAGGTGCCGGTTCACGTCGCGGGGCCGGGGCCGGGTCCAGCAGGTCCAGCGCGCTCGGGGCCGTCTCCGGTGCTGTCTTGCGGGGCATCTGAGATCTCCTCGATCTGATAGATGCGCCGCACCGGTACCTCGCCCGTATCGTCCCATTCGTCCCCGCCCGGATAGACGCGGAAGCGGGTGCCGGGCTCCGGCGGCTCGCAGTACCACTCTTGCACGATTCCAGCTTTCTCGTCCCAGAACACCTCGTGCGGGGCGGGTTCAGCCATCAGCTTGCGTCCCGGAAATGCTCCGTCTCGCCGGGCCAGGCAGGCAGGCTGTCCGGATACTCCGTCTCGAACGGCTCCCCGATCGGGCCGGCCGCCACGCCCATGAGCACGGGCTGGCCGAGCAGGACCCGGAGCCGGTCGGTGAAGCGAAGCGGGGGGACGACATCGGGCACGATGAGGTCGGCGCCGGACAGCTCCGTACTGACCGGGATGCCGTCACACGCGCCGCTGGCATGATTGTAGCCCTTGCAGCCTGGACAGTGCCGTACGGTCGACATGATCAGCCTTCCTGCTCGGTCTGGTTACGCGGGCTCCGGCCGGAAGCCCCAGGATGAGTCCGTGGCGGCCGTTGCCGGGCTCGTGATCCGGCTGCACGGGCCGGGCCAGAGATCCAGGGACAGGTACAGGATCGTGACGTCCCGGAGCACCCTCACCGGGCGCGCTGGGTCAGGACGAGGCGCTCCAGCTCGGTCAGGTCCCATTCGGCCAGGACGGCCCACAGGTTCCCCCGGATGTGCCGGAGCAGAGCCGGGTCGACCGGCGGGACCTGAGTCCATGATTCGACCTCCCACAGGATGTGGCAGCGGCGCAGGCGGCTCAGCTTCGGCCGGAAGCGCGGCGGGACGATGGGGACCATGGTGGACCCGGCCCGCCACCGCGACCGGACGCCCCAGTCAGGCAGCTCGTCGCCGGCGAGCGGGACCCGGACGGAGTGCGCGCCGACCAGGGCGCCCCGGTTGACGTAGTGGTCGTCGCGGTCCGCGAAGATCACGTCGCTGCCGGACCAGCGGGCGAAGCACGTGGTGGCGTCGGCCCGGACGACGGCGATCCGGGGCAGGCTGTTGTCGTGGAAGCCGCCCGAGGCGACGGACCGGGGCAGGTCGATGACCGGCAGGCCGCGCGCAGCCGCCCGGTACCCGGCTTCGATGGCCTCGTCCTCGGCCGTCCGCTCCGCGTAAACCATGCTGGCGTACTCGTCCAGCTTGGCGACCGCCTCGTCCTTGCTGATGCTGATCGTGGTGAGATCCATTACCGCACATCCCTTCCTGGCGGCCTGACCGGATCGCGTCCGATCATCACCCTGGCCTCACTGATTCGCTCGTACCACTCGTCGCGGTTGATGCGGCCGGCTACGTAGGCCCTGCTCGCGCTGATCCCGATCCTGATGGCCCTGAGCATCTTCATCGCACGCCCTTCCCGAGGTCGATGTGCCCGGCGGCGAACTGCTCCAGCAGGGTGGCTGCGTGGCCGGTGCCCGGCCGGTACGGGGCCTCGGCCAGCCCGCAGTCCCGGCAGATCCAGCCGCCACGGCCGTTCGCCCGGATCAGGTCGCCCGGCACGATCCCGTCTCCGCAGCCAGGGCAGAATCCCTCGTGCGCCGCCTCAAGCCACGGCCCGAACATGGACGGGTCCTGCGGGATAGGGCCGGGAGCAGCCGGGGTCCGGGGGCGGCAATCCGCGCAGTCCCGGATCTCCATGAGGTGATCGCACTGGGGCACGGAATCAAGTATAGGCACGAGTTGTAATACTCTGTGAGCACTCCACTGCCAGGGAGCCCCTGTTGAGCGATACGTACTGCTGGGCCTGCGGGTCTCCCGTTCCCGGCCTGGACCCGGCCACGGCCATGTGCACGGGATGCAAGGCCGGCTGGTACGCCCGCCGGGCGGCGGTCCCGCCCCTCCCAGACCTCATCCCCCGCCGCCGGGCCGTTGCCAGAACCTCGGAATACGCCGAGACGACATTGGACGGCTGCTGCGGCGCCGGGGGCGCGGCGCGGGGCCTGTCGGAGGCCGGGCACTACGTCATCGGGGTCGACACGAACCCCCGGGTGCGGGACGCCTACCTGCGCTCCGGCGCGCATGAGTTCCACTGCGCGTCGGTCCTGGACGTCCTGGCCGACCGGTCGTTCATGAAGCGGGTCACGTTCACCTGGAACAGCCCGCCCTGCCAGCATTTCAGCCGGATGTGCCGGTGCCGCCCGGAGCTGCGGGCTAAATATCCGGACCTGATCACGCCATCGCGCCCGCTACTGAACGCCTGGGGCGGCCCGTGGGCGATGGAGAACGTCTACGGCGCGAAAAACTGGATGCGGGCACCGGTCGTGCTGTGCATGCACGGCCACTTCGGCCGCGAGTTCTACCGCCACCGGCTGGTGGAGGCGGGCGGCGGGCTGGTGCTGACGTCGCCGCGCCGTGCCGCCTCCGGGCAGCACCGTCACGAAGTGCCTGCCAGGGTCAACAGGGAATGCGGCTGCGTTCATCCTGTCCCGGCGGCCAAGGCCGGGCACTGGAAGCCGGGCATGTTCGTGTCGGTGGCCGGGCACGAGCGCAAGGAACCGGTCCGCCGGGTCATGGAGATCGATGAGCGGTGGATGCCGAAACGCGAGGACGTGTCCGAGGCCATCCCGCCGTTCATGTCTCACGAAATCGCGGTACAGCTCGCGGCCTGGCGGGCGAGGGCGGCAGCCTGACTGACCGGAGTCAGCTAACACCGTAAACATTGCACGGCTGACGTATGTTTCGGTACGCCAGGAGACTGGTGTTACCCGTGGTAGAAGCTCAGGGTGACTCTCTTCGCCCCGTGGTAGAAGCTGCCCGGGATCTGCTTTGCCCCGTGGTAGAAGCTCGCCGGGGAGTGCGATGAGGCACGGAACACCGAGTGCCCGGTCGCGGCCAGGCCGGCTGCGGTAGCCAGGAAGCTGGCCAGGAGCGCGGTAATGATTACGAGGTTCTTACCCTTCACGGTTCCATCCCTCTCCGTGACGTGTCGGAACCCGAACGTAACATACGATCCTGTTCCGTGTCACCATCCGGGAACGGAGAGGAGCCCGACCCCCATCCCTGCGGGGGCCGGGCTCCGGCACGTTCCGATTGACCGGAATGTCAGCTAGCGCCGCCGTTCCAGGCCCAGAGCTGGTTCGCGGTGAACGTAGAGACTCCGGCATCCACGAGCTGGCGCGTGTCCGGCACGGCGGCCGGGCCGAACGAGCTGGCATGGGACGTGTCCTGGACGTACAGGCCGAAGGCGACATTCCGCAGCGCGAACGGGTTGGGGCCGTTGCCGTTGTCGCGGATGCGGTCACCGTTGAAGCTGGCCACGCCGACTACCTCGGGCGTTCCGCCGACCACGGTCTGCTCTGCGATATACCGCTGGTACTGACCGCCGTTGCAGGTCCGCAGGGTGAGCTGATGCGTGCCGGTGTCGGCCACGCACAGATTGCTCCACACGCCGTTCGGAGCGTAGACGATCGAGTAGGACTTGGTACTGCTGTTCGAGGCCGACAGAGTGGGGACGACGCCGATGTGGAGCACCTTCACGAAGTCGGTGGCCTTGTCGGACGGGCTGTTCGTTCCGTAGCCGATGACCGGGACGTTGGCCTTGGCGGTCGTGCCCTTGACGTCCCAGAACACGTCGTGCGGGGTGGGAGACTGGACGTTATGGCCCGCGAAGGTTCCGCACTGGTCTCCGAATCCGCTCGCGCACGCCACGGTCGTGGCGCTGGCAGCCGGAGCGCCTGCGAGCGCGAAGCCCCCGGCTACGGCTGCCGCGCCGGCGAGCGCGAAGTAACGCTTGTTCAGCTTCATTTCTTGCCTTCCGTTGTCCTGTTGGATCGCCCGCCCCTTGCGGCAGGTCGTTTATGAGGGTCATCCTCCGGAAGCGGGAAGGCCGGAGGGCAGTGGACCCTGGTACTTTACTACGCAGCCGGGCGTAACCGCCGGATTCGCTCATATTCGCTCAGCCGCCAGCACAGCCAGGCGAAGCTCCCGGTGGACAGGACAGTCGCGATCAGGGCAGGCACCCAGGCTCCTGTCAGGCCTGCGTAGTACATCGCATTGGCCACGCGGCCGATGAGGGCGATGATTCCCAGGACCACCAGGAACGCGGCGATATCCAGAACAGCCCTGTCGGCCGGGCTCCGGTACTTCCTCATCCGAGCGCCCAGGCCGCGCGCAGCAGCCGGAAGATACTCCAGCGGCGCCGTAGGACCACGCGGGTGATGTCGGCAGCCTCCCGGAGCCGGGCCGGGGTCCGGGACCCGGCGTGGTACCAGATGTAGCCGTTGCGCTCGCGGTAGTAGCAGGACTTGATCTCGTTGTGCTCATCGCACAGCAGGCCGAGGTTGAGCAGGGTGGTCAGGAACCCCGCGATCCAGGGCTTGCCGTGGTCGACGTGCAGGCATCTCTTCCGCCAGATCCCGTCCCTGCCCTGCCGCTGGGGCAGCATGGCCAGCTCGGCGGCGGTAATGCCGCAGTACAGGCACCGGTTCCGGTCCATGGCGAAGGTAACGCGGCGCAGGCTGGCGGTGATGACAGCGGACTTGCAGTGCTCCCGGCCGTGGCGGCGGCGATGGCTGATCCGCCACTGCCGGAACGGGCCGCCGATGATGACGGCGGGCAGGCAGAACAGGATGAACACCACGGCGGCGGGGATGACGACCAGCCCGGCGGCGGTCATGACGGCGAGCCCGGCCCAGTGCAGCGGCTCGCCCAGGTACAGCCATCCGCCCAGCGGGGCCGCGACGCCGGGGCCGAAGGTGAACGAGCGGGATAGCGTGTAGTTCCGGTACTTCCGCCTCTTCCGGGCCGGGCGGCGGTAGGCGAGACGCCTGGCCAGGGTGCTCATGAGACCACCCACTCCTCCAGCAGGTCCGCGAACCACTGCGCGTACGTTGTCCCGTCGCCGCTGTCATCGAAGGCGTGGTCCTTCTCCTCGTTGTCGAACCGGCGGACCAGCTCTATCGTCCGGCCTCTCAGGGACAGGCCCGGATCGACCGGCGGCGGGACCCCGGCCCGGACTTTCCCGCTCACGAGCCGGACCTCGCCGGGAGCGTGACGATCACGAGATCGACGGGGGCGTCCTGATACGGGTGCAGGCACGTGATCAGGTCATCCGGGGTGAGGCCGCCGATCCCGCAGCCGATCAGCGGCATGGCGACCCGGGTGATCTTGAAATCGTGGTAAGCCTCGGTGATCATCCGGCCCACGGCGGCGGTGATCATCCACGGCTTCGCATCCGGGCCGGGCCGGTCCTGGGTGGCCAGGTTAAACACCACCAGGCCGCCTGGCTCGCGCCAGGGCAGGATCTCGCCGGGCAGCATCTCGCCCCGCAGGCACCGCCGCCGGTACGACTCGAACATCCTCGGGTGACGCTGCCGGAACTGGACGGCGATCCCGGCGCCCATGACGCCCCGGCAGTTGACGCCGTGCGCTAGCGCCGAGGCGTCGCAGGCGAACAGGTCGCCCTCGGTGAACGAGATCATCCCCGCACCTCCGGTTCCGGCGCCGGCCACTGCTCGCCGGCGGGCTCGGCCGGGTGCACGGTCCTGCCGTCCCGCTCGCTGAACAGCATGCCGTTCAGGTGAACCGAATAGCCCACGTCCGCCGGGAGCCCGCCCCGCAGCGCGGTATCCGCGAACCGGGCCTCGGCCGGGCTGGTCGTGCTGACGATAATCATGTTTTCCCCTTTGCCCGCGCTATCTCGGCCTGGATGTCCCGGTACTTCCCGGAGTCGATGAGCCGGAGCGCCAGGCGGGGGTGAGCTTTCCGCCCGCCGCAGCACCAGCAGTTCCCGAACGGCCTGCGGAACCACCCGCTGCCGCCGATCTTCGATTTCTCGTCGCCGCCGCCCGAGCAGACGCGGCACGCGACCCGGGGATGGCGCTTCACGTCACGGCGGTACCAGAACCCGGCCGTGATCACTCCCAGCACCCAGGACACCGGCCCCAGGCCGAGGCGGTAACCGAGGATGACCGGGACGGCGAAGATGACGATGACGGGCATGCCGGTCACCCGCCCCGGGCGTTGTGCCCGGCAGTCTGGAGGCCGCTGAAAATCTCATGGAGGATGATGCCGGCCTGGCCGAATGCGCCCGCCACCCCGTACATCAAGATCAGCACCGCGAAAATCAGGACTACCCATCCCGTAAATGTTTTCGGCAGCATGGTTACCTCCCTCTCCGGTCCAGGCGTGACCGGATCGTTCTCGCGACTGCCGTGCCCGCCAGGACGGCGATGACGGCGGCCGTGGCGGCGGCCGGGGCCAGGACCCAGGCGAGCCCGGTGCAGGCTCCCCCGGCTGGGAGGGCCGCGCCGAAAGCTATTCTCTGCCCGGCGCCCAGCCCGTGCCACCAGGTGTCGTAGCGGATGGGCGGAACGGCGGTCTGCGGGCGGAATACCCGCAGGATGCGCAAGTGCCGGCTGTGGCTGTGCACACCGTGCCAGGCCATGGCGGCCAGGATGACGGCAGCGGCGAAGACGGCGAGCGGAGTGATCGTCACCCGGGCACCTCCTCCCTGGTCTCCGGCACCCGGTCGCCTTCTGTGCCGGCGGGCAGCCGCTTCCCTGGGTAGACGGCCGGGGATAGATCCGGGTCGTTCCCGGACCCCGGGGCGGCCGTGGCCTGCGCGGCTGCGGGCTGCGATCCGGGCAGCGGGGTCAGGTCGATACCCTCGCGGCTGCGGCGGACAGGGGGCGGACGACCGGAGACGGCCCGCGCCGTCAGGGTCACGATGGCGTACCCGGCCAGGACCAGGAGCACGGCCGCCGTCTCGCGGGCAGCCTGGGCGAGGGCCGCCGCGTGCTTCTGCGCCCAGGGAGCGCCGGACACGGCGACGATGAACAGGATGACGGCCCCGGCGAGGAGCACGGGGCTGCACTGGAGCCGGGCGCAGGACCGGCGTATCCGCTCTGCGATCACAGGTCGTCCTCCTCGTATCCCCCGGGTCCGTCGTCTGCCAGCGGCTCCGCGTCACCCGCCTGCCTGACCCAGATCCACCGGTTGTACGGGTTGTTGCCGATCTCGCTGCTGCGGCGGACCCGGCCCAGTTCCTTGTCGTCCCGGAGCCAGTCGTGCAGGGTGCCCCGGTGCACGCGCAGGTCCGGGTTCCCGGTGGCACCGGCCTCGGCGGTCAGCGTCTTGTGCAGGGTGCCCACGGTCAGCCCGTGCAGCCCGGCCCGGAACAGCAGCTCGCGCATCCGGCGCCGGGCCGGGTGGATCTTCCCCGAAGGGTCATCGGGGTCGGTCAGCCTGGCCGTGATCTCGGCCCAGGCGGCATCCAGGTCGCTGTCCCGTCCGGCGCCGTCTCCGGCATCACCGCCAGGGCTCCCGCCGGGCGGGTCCGTGACCGCTGCCGGACGGGGCTTAGCGTCGCCGCCGGGAACAGGGCCGTCGTAGATCCCGATGTCCGGGTCGGCCTTCCACTCGGCGGCGGTATCCCGCCACATGTCCATCTGGGCCTCGATCCGCTTCCAGCGGTCCGCGTACGCCTCGCCCATCGCGGCTTCCGTGAGCGGATCGGGGACGGGACGGCGGGGGCCGGTCTGCCGGGCGATGTGGTACGCCAGCCTCGGGGTCACCCGGTAGAAGTGAACCGGGGAGGACATCCTGCCCTTGAGCAGGACCAGGCCGGCCCCCTCGTCCTGGATCTTGGACAGCAGCTTGGCGTGGGCGTTGTCGTCGGGGAAGATCGACCGGGCGTCATCGGACTGGCTGACCCGCAGGCCGACCCGGGCGAGCACCTGGGCCTTGATGGCGGACAGGCCCATCGTCTCCACGTCGCCCCGGACGGACGCGAACACGACCGTGAGCGCCTCCGACCGGTACGTCTCGATGAGGCGGGCGATCAGGACGGCCATGTCCCGGCTGCTGATCCCCTCGTCCTTGCGGCCGTGGCCGGTGGCGACGACGGTCTCGTCCATGACCAGGGTGATGCCCGGCAGGGTCCGGCGCGGGGTGATCTTCTCACCGCCCGCACCCTGCTGGCCGCGTGCGTCGCCGGCCGCGATCAGCGTCTCCAGCATCAGCTTGGCCTCGGCCCGGGTGGTGGCCACCCAGTCGATGACCGGCCGCCGGATGCCGCCCGGGTCCTCCACCCAGGGCATGATCCAGGGCCGGGACATCCGGCCGCCGCCACCCTTGAGGTCGATGCAGAAAACCAGCTCGTCCTCGCACCAGGCGAGGTTCCCGATGAACACGTTGAGCAGGTTGGACTTGCCGGACCCGATGACCCCGACGATCATCACGGCGATCTCGCGGAGCAGCAGCCGGAACGGGCGGCCGTTGTCGTGCAGCCCGAGATCCAGCGGCTCGTTGACGGTCGTCCACCGGGTCCGCTCGGGCAGGAAAGCGACCTGGCGCTTGCCCTTGCGGGTGCGCAGGCTCGCGATGAACTCAGCCGAGTTGTCCGGGTTGGGCTGCTCGAAGGTAACCGCGTCGGCTGCCAGCCGCAGGTCGGTTGCCAGCTCGGGGCCGAGGTCCCGGAGCCGGTCGAAGGTGACGACGCCGTGCTCGTCGGTGGCCTTGCCGAGCATCCCGTACACCTGGATGCCGTTGGAGTGCTTGCGAACCTCGGTGATGCGGATGCCCCGGACGCCGAGCTGGGCGAACTTGATTACCCAGCGCTCCATCTCGGCCTGGCGCCGGGCGCGCTCCTCGGCCTCAGCATCACGGCTGCCCAGCGCCCGGTAGTTGGCGATCACGGGCGGGCCGAACGGGGTGAGGATGACGAACCCGAGCACGAGGGCGGCGAGCATATCGGCCGTCCACGGCCCGATCATCCGGGCTCCGGTGAACCAGGCCGTCAGGAACGCGCCCCAGCAGAGCAGCCAGCCGGACAGGCCGCCGGACCCGGTGATGCGCAGGGTCACCCACCAGATGACGCCGGCGAGCACGCCCAGGATGCCGCTCACCTCCCACAGCGGGACCCTGGCCGGGAGGAGCCAGGCACCGAACAGCACGACGGCCGAGACGATGACGGCCGTCTCGATGACATGCCACCACAGGTCGCGGCCGACCGGGACGGGCTTGCGTTCAGGCCGGGGGGCCGGCGGGAGCCGCTTTACCGGGTCGTGCATCATCAGTCCTCCTCTCCGGTTCGGTCGCCTGGCGCACCAGGTCGCGGAACAGCTCGGCTACCTGGGCGTCCTTGCCGGGCACATCGGCCTTCGCGGCCGGGCCGTAGTCCCCGGCCAGATCGCGGAGCAGGTAGCGGGGGTTGTTCCCGCAGCCCACGCACACGGACGGGGAGACGGTGAGGGCGAGACGGCCATCGCGGGCGACGCACGGGCTCATGTCACTCTTGGCCCACGGGCAGCCCACATACTCCGGGTCGTCGTCATACCGGCCGAAGCCGGCAGGTCCCTTCGCCATCGCCGTCTCCCGTCCCTGGGTCAGCTTCGCTGCGCCCCGAAGGTGATTGTCTCCTGGAGCTTGTCGGCAATCCCGGCCATGTCGGACGCCGCCTCTGCTATGACATCCGGGATTTTCCGATCGATATGGGTGTTCTCGCGGAGCAGCTCCGCGTACCGCGCGAAAGCATCCTGGATAGACCTGGGAACCTCGTGCAGTTGCTCCAGGGTCTCGTCCCAGTCGTTCGCGTCGGCCCAGCCCAGGATCGTGTTCCTGATGTCCTCGGCCGCGTCTCCTACTTGTGCCACTTTCCTGCCTCCTGTGCGTGATCCGTTGCTGCCCGGCCCTCCTGGCCAGGACGGTGCGGGGTGCCGGGTCCGGCCCTGCCGGGCGGGCGGGACGGCGGGTGGTGCCAGTGGCGGGGGCCGGCGGCGGGGGAACACGCGCCGGAAGAACCGCGCGTGCCGCCACTGGTCGAACCGGTGCACCTGGCGGTTCATCCGGGTTCCCCGTGGCGCCCATGGCCTCGGGGGCCGCCTGCGCGACCGGCGCCAGCGCCGGATGGCCCGGAGCGGGTTCACCCGGCGGCGCATCCCGCGAAGCCGGACCCGGAGCGGGCGGCGGACCGGGCGCGACAGGCCCCGGTGCCTCCCGAGCCGGATGCCGATCCGGCGGCGGACCCTGGCGGCCAGCCCGAGCCGTTTCCCGCGAGCCCTCCAGACGGGGGTGAAATGCGGCCTCCACGGTGTCCACCAGTGCCTCCGCTTCGGGTAGACCCGGCGCACCTTCGCCCGCCAGCCGCGTAGCCTGGCCCGGTGCGCCCGCCGGGCAGCCTTCCGGGCAGGAACGACCCGGCGCCACCTTGCCCAGCGCGCCCGGGTCCGCGCAACCGGGCCACGACGGCCCCGCCACGGGGCGAACCAGCGGCGGGGCTTCGGAGACGGGCTGGCTGCGCGGGACCGCCACGGGGCGAACCAGCGGCGGGGCTTCGGAGACGGGCTGGCTGCGCGGGACCGCCACGGGGCGAACCAGCGGCGAGGGCGGGGCGGGGGTGCTCCGGTCGGGCGCTTGCTGGTCCTCGGGCCGCGTCCCCAGCCGAGCGGGCGGCGGCGCGGGTGACCCGACCCGGCATGACGGCGCCGCCAGCGCAGCGGGCTCCACCGTCCGCGCGGGCGGGAACCAGAACTGCGTGGGCGGGAACCGGGGACGCCCGTGCCGCTGGCGCGACGGCGGCGGAAGGGCCGCCACCGGCTGCGCGGACGGGGACCGGGGCTGCGCGGACGCGAACCCGGCCCGCCGCCCGTGCCGCGACGGCGGAAGGGGCGCCACCGGCCGCCAGCCGTGCGCGGGCCGCCGCCGGGGCGGGTGCCCGTCCGGCTCCGGCGGCGGCCGGTCAGGGTCCCGGAACCACGCCGGCGGAGTCCCGCAGAGCGCCCGGAAGCTCCGCGAAAACGGCCGGAAGTCCCCGAACCCCGGCGAGAACCCCGGAAAACCCCGGAACCCCGCCGTGAGCCCGCGCGGGAGCCTAGCGCCCTGCGCGGGCGTGATGAGCCGGTCCCGCCCCGGCGGCCTGGTGACAAGAGGCCCGCGCGCTGTCCGGAACGGGACCGGCGGCCTGCACCGCCCCGGCCACTGCCGCCGGGGCGATGGATCAGGCCCCGGCTCCGGCCTGAGCCAGAACCAGGGCGGCGGAACTGCCCGCCCCGGCGGCCGGTAAACCCGGGAGACCGGAACGAGGAGGTGTGCGTGCGCTCGCGGTAGTTCCGCTGGCGCCTCCCGAACGGGTGGAAGTGGCGCATCAGGAAGGGATAGAAGACGAGCCCGGCGAGGACCAGGACGGAAGCCCCGATGATCATCCACACCCGGGTGGCGCTGCCGTGCATCGAGTGGGTGACGGCGGTGAGGCCCGCTGCGGCGAGCACGAGCAGCATGATCCGGCGGCGCCACCCGATCCTCCCGCCGGACGGCGCCGCAGTCCCGGGGGCCTCGGTCTCAGGCCCGGTCTCGGACATCCTGGCCGCCCAGTCCTGCCGCCGCCCGCTCCAGCACGCTCTTGGCGATCCGGCGGCGGGTCATGTCAGAGTTGTCCGCGCCCAGGATCTCGTGATCCGCCAGGCTCCGCGCGAGCTGGCGCTGGCGGGGGAGCGGGGCGCCCGCCTGGATCAGCTCGTCCACCAGCCCGGCCTCAGCCTCGATCCGGGCCGCCGTCAGCCCCCTTCCCCGGGCCTTGGCGCGACCATCGGCAGCGGCGGCTTCTGGTCGCGGCTCCCGGATCGGGGGAACTGACGGCGGCGTCTTGCGGGCAGTGGCCTTGTCCCGGGAGCGCCGGTCCTGCCCGGGGGTACCCGGGTAGACGAGCTGGATTGCCTCCTCGATCCGGTTCTCGCCCTTCCAGGTCGCGGCCCGCATGACGCGGATGCACCGGTAGGCGTGGTAGAACCAGCGGTTGGCGCCGAGCCGGACGGCGTGGTCCTCGATCAGCTTCTTCGCCTTGAGGGCGGGGCGGCTGACACGGCGCGAGTAGGCGGTCCACAGCCACGGCGAGATCACGCTCATCATGCCGAACGTGACGGCCGCGACAGTGGGCCGCCAGCCCGGCTTCATGTAGTGGCTGTAATTCAGGACGCCGATGACCAGGGCGGTCCCGTAAGCGGCCAGCCGGAGCCGCAGCGCGGAGTCATCCGCGACGAGAGCGAGATTGGCAAGCCAGGCGAGGTAGATGGCGATGGATTCCAGCGCGACGGCTACCAGGAGCGCATCGGTCCGGTCCAGATGGGCCTGCCAGAACCGGAGCTGGGCTCGGAAGGCCACGTAGTTGACGATGACGACGGGAACGGCGGCCAGCCAGGCGCGATGCGCGCGGCCCTGGCTCGTTCCGGTCGGCCGGAACGTCTCGAAGGCGGCGCCGAGAGACAGCAGCGCGGCCGTGATGATCTCGGTCCTGCGGTCTTTCCGCAGATCGGATGCCGTTCTATCCTTCACTGGTCCGGTCTCCGTTTCCGGGTATTCGGTAACCGGGCTGGGGGCGCGGCCCGTTGGGCGGGCCGTGCCTCCGCAAGTCGACCCAGGGTACCACCTAAGTGCTGCTAGAGTCCGCTGACTCGTTTCCTGCATCGAGGTCGGTTACCCCGCAGGTGAACTCAACGCTGCTCCTGTCACCGGGCCGGGGCGGTAGGTGAGGGCGTACCGCATCCCGGGCGGGGGCGTGAACGGGTTTTCCATCAGACTGTGCTGAGCCTGGTGTCCAGCGGGCTGGCGGTGAGCACGTGAGCGATCATGCCGCCCGTGTGGTTCATCCTGTCGCTGGCCATGTGAGTCGCAGCGCAAGCGCTCTCGCCGTTCGGGTTTTCTTCCATCTCTGGATCTCTCCTCTGGGTCGGGCCGGTTCACGGTGATCCGGGTCAGGACGGGGTAAACCGGATCAGTCCTCCAGCGTCAGCGTGATCACGGCCACGATGAACATCCGGACCTTATCCCGCTGGAACTGGTTCATCTCGCTGTACTGGATCAGGTCCGGGTGCGTCCTCGCCGTCCGGTCCTTCGGTCCCCTGGTCCAGCCGATGGCCTCCATGGCCGCAACCCAGTCAGCCTGGTGCTGCCGGTGGGTGGTGCCTGCCTGGACCCGGCGCACGCCGTCGATGGTTATCTGCTTGTACTCCTCGGGCCAGCTCGCCCACGGCTCGGCCGGGGCGACGTCAGGGTGCCCGTTCCGCTCCTGGAGCCGCTGGAGCGCGATCGTCTGATCGTGGCAGTATTCCGCGATCTCCTCCACGGTGTACCGGCTTGTTCCCCTACGCATGTCTCCTGCTCCGTGGTCTCGTTCCCCGGCTCCCCGGAAAGAACGTCTGATGATACGCCGTGGGTCCCCGGTTTGTTCCCGGTTCCCGGCCAGATTCTCGTAACCCCAGGCCACGGATGCGCAGATGGGGGCGGCGATGATCGTTAACCCGGCCGACTCGATAGAGTCCCGGCACTCACCGGGACACCAGGCTGCCAGGGAGGCGCCCGGGATTCGGGTTACCCGGCTCCCGGAATCCTATCGGAACTGTCGCCCGCAGGTGCCGCCTTACTGTCATCCGCCCTGGCCGGCGAGGCCGACAGTACTGTCGGGCGAGGTGGCGGGCTGCTGTCGCCGTGCTGTAATCCGGCCTGATCAGGACGACGACGACACCTCGGTCAGGGCGACAATGACACTTCCCGGCCTAATGCCCCGCCATTTGCGTATGTCAATACGCTAACGCTCGCGTGCAATTTAATTAGCCGCGCGAACGAGTTTCACATGCGGCTCGCGGCGTGCGATGCGCCGTCGTCTCCGGGCCGAACGAGATCTCTCGAACAGTACATCGAAAACGACGTGTTCTTGACCATTCCGTGACCTAACCGGTTACAGGCCGTAGTCGCTGGTCACGCCGTGGCACGGTACAACATTCCCGAGAGGCCCCATATTCCCCCAGGTCAGAGGCCTATTTAGGAGACTAATTCGATAAAATAGGCCTCGTGGGATTTCTTGTTCGGGGAGAAATCCGGGCA